CTAGTCTTACTTGTATTATATTTCTTCTATATATTAATGCATTTGATAGAAGTATTACCGTCAGATATATATACTTTACTAACATTATTAGACTCAAAATTAGTAACAATGGATACGTTGTCTGTAATATTTAATTGTGCAGATACTATTAGAGTCCAAGTTGGACTGATACTATTAAAATCAGTTACTATCCAAAGATTATTAATTCTATTTTGTTCATACAATTCTTTAGTAAATACTATTCCACATTCTTCTACTTTTTCTTTATCTGTATTATACCATCTACTAACAGCCGTACCTAGTATATTTTCAGAGATTTCTAAACCTCCTAAATATTGTCTAATATCTTCTATATTCTATAGAATTCCAGTAGTTCCGGCATTATCTGTTAACAATCTAACATTCTATGCCCATCTATACTACTTGTCAGATAGCATAGTAATATCAGAATCTAGATTCATTCCTTCAAGAAATGTATTTACTTGGCTATTTATCTCCATAATCTATTATAATTGTAATTCTAATTATAAATTTCTTGTCTATCACCAGTAGTACTAAAGAAAGTACGTTCTTCATCTATTTCTGGAACTAATGTATTCCATGTGTACTTGATATTAGTTAGTTGATCCTGGTTCGGCATTAATGATTCTGCATATGCTTGCTTTCTATAGAAGTTATAAGAGTTCTTAGCATCTATCCACAACTATCTGTGTACTTCTCCTTTTATATACTTAATATAAAGAATCTTTTGTGCACAATACCAAAAGCAAGCTTCAAAGTAAGACTATACGTCTGGCATCATTGGCATACCATCTTCGTCAGTATAGATAGCGTGGTATGAGATTTTTGCATATCCTTCTGGGACATTTGAGATAAGATATCCTGGTTTGACATCATATTGTGGCGTATAACTGAAATTAGTACCATTAAAACTAGTGTGCTGTAATCTACCATTTTTGCTACAAACTGTATAATTATTAATTAATGTGCTAAGTGTCTATCTAGTATTAGTATCTTTATTAAGTATTTCTAATGCGTCTTTATCTTTAGTAAGATTATGAAGGTTCTTTACTAATGGTATTAATACATCATCGTGTATAATCATATTACAACAATCACAGTTATCTTTCTTATCATATACACTGAATGTACCAGTGCTCTTTTTCATAGGTATCCAACCACCACAATCACATGTAGAGTAAGCTACACTATTTAATCTTTCTAGGTCACATGGTAACTTAGCCTAATAACCATTGATAGGTATTACTTCTACTTTGTGATCTAATTGATTGACAGAACCTATATTCATTAAACTCTCTCCTATCCATTGTTTGATGTCTGTAATAGGTATTTCAGTTTCATTTAAACCTAAGTCCGCAATTACTTTAGCAATCACGGCTTTACTACTTGTCATTTTATATATCATGGCTGCTATTCGTAATCGTGAATATTCTATTTAATTATTTGTGCTAGATGTCTTTTATTTGCTCTAGTAAGTACAATCTAATACTTACTTTTATTAGACACTAGCATATCCTATTTATTCCAGTAAAGTCTGTACTTATAGAATCCTGAGTGTTCGTTAAGTAAATAAGTAAGTTTACCTAATTCTTTTGTAGCTTTATAATCTATTCTAAGACTTCTACCATCTAAATGTTTAGGCTGTTTCTTTACTATTTGAATACTACCCATTCTATAAGGTAATTTAACTTCTTTACTTTCTTCTAATAACTAATCTCTTAAGTGATAAAAGTAGTCTGTTACTATCTTTCTATAAGTAGTATAATCTATATCATATACTGTATCTGGTTCTATACTACTTAAGTAATGGTTATAGAATGAAGGTATAGTATAAGATACCGTTTTATTAGCTGATTTATTTAATTCATTCATCGTCTTATACTTCTATTAACATTCTAATTCATCACATTCTAAGTGTCATTAGTAGTATCAGATACTTGCTATCTCATAGTTAAGAAATCTTTAGTAAAGATCAATTGCTTAACTGTACCCCACATGTAAGCTGGCAAAGGATACTCATCCTTATCGGGATTATAGCATAATTTATCTTCTGTTGGATCTTCAGCAATTATTTCTACATCAATATATTCTAACTAGTTAGCATCACCTTCTACATATATTCTGTTACCTTTAACATAGGCAATATAATCTTTGCAGGTATACTTTCTATATTTCTAAAACTTCATTTTAGTTTCAGAACCTAGTTGAATAATATTACCATAAGCATCTTTTACTGTTATTACTGAAGTAGTAAGTTTAGTACCAAGTAAAGTAGGTAATTCTTTATCTCCTTGGTATTCTGCATGACCTGGATCTTCTTCTATTTTATCCAAATGCATGCGTATAGTCTAATAGAAGATCTAGTCTAATTGCTCTCCCTTATCTAACTTCTGTTTTAATAGGTAAGCTCGATATGTTTTAATCCACAATTCTATCTAGTATCTACTGAGCTTTTCACTCTCAGCAATCTAGTTGTTTCTAGCTTCTAATAGAATATCATCAATGAGCTCATTTAATGTCATATCTATATATTTAAATTATAATTATAATAGTCATAAAACGCATTTTAAGACTTACTGTAAATTTTTATAGTATCTTAGATACACTCCTTAACAGAAACTAATAGCCTTTCTTAAAAAGCTTTATAATAATTTTCCGAGCGAAGCGAAGGAACTCTGAGCGAAGCGAGGAAATATTATTAACACATATAAATAACAAAAGCTCGTCCACTATACAGTGAGCGAGCCTCGTAGAGGTGAGCGAACGTTGTGAGCGTTGCCGAGTATTATTTCATTGGAGCTGGTAAATTAGGCATAGGTGGCATTGGTGGTTTTGGGAATCCTCCCATAAACATCTTCTTAGCATCTTCTATCATTTTCCTAATATCAGCAACATCATTCTTTAAATCATTTATTTCTTTACTATTGTCAATAGTATTTGTTACTATAGGATCTTCTACCTGTGCTTCTAGTTGATCTAAAATATCTTTACACTTATCCATTTCTTCATCATACTTACTTGCTGCTTCTTTTTTAGCTTTGAACTCATTATAGTTCTATCTAACCATATTAGCTATTTCTTCTTTATTAGTAGCAACAGTAAGTCCTATAGAAGTATCATTGATTATTGAACGTTCAGCTGGTACTGATAGTTTCTTAGACTCTCCATTACAGCTAATAAACACATCAACTAGTTTACGTCTGCTCTATCCTGGTATTGGAAACTAACCTTGAGGTAAAGCTTCATCATAAGGATTTGAAACCTAAGTAATGGAACCAAGACTATAAACAGTAGTCTTTTTAAAAGTTCCTAGAACTTCTAATACGTGCACGTGATCTCCTATTTTTAATTGACTAAATAACATAATTGAATTGGTTTTAGTAGGGCTACCTTTTATAGTAGCCCTAAGTTTTTATTAAGCAGCAGCTGGTGCTACAATATGATTTACAGTCTGAAATACTCCAGTACGTTTATCATAGTATATTAGATATTTATTACCAGTTGAAATTTCTTCTGTTGGCATCTAATCACCAGAACCATTTAGTAATGCTTTACCACTATTAGTATTTACACTAGTTGGATTAGATGATACCTAACTAGAACTAACAGAAGTAGCTACAGATACTAATGATCCTTCTGTTGCACCAGTAGCAGTATGATTAATATTTAACAATATTAAACCTCTGCATGGCAATTGTCTCCATTGAAATGGACATATTCCATAAGTAACAGTATTGTTAGTAGTATCTACATTAGAGAATATAGTATCTAATGTAGGTATACCACCTTGGTCAATACGTCTTACACGATAAGGATTAAAGAAAGGATTAAACATGATTACCTCCTTTCTTATTAGCAACCACAACCGCAACCGTCGTTATATCCGTATCCGTAACCAGTGAATCCACCGTTACATCCGAATGGGTTACAAGTTAAGTAAGCAGGTACTGGACAAGGACGCAACTGATTTACGATATTAGCAGTTTGAGCAGATTGAGATAGACCTAATTCAAGAGCTGACTTCTCAGCACGCAATGTGTCAATCTTATTCTGCATTTCACGCATCTCAAGTTGACAGAACTTATCGTTAATCATTTGAGTTTGTGCATCTATCTTAGCACCAATTACATTAAATTTATTAGTATTATCTGTTAACAAGTTATTGAAACCACCAGTGATTGCATTCTGCAAAGTATTAGTTTGCTGACAGATAGACAGTTTATTATCAGCACTCATTTGAGTCAAGTTCAAATTAACAGAGTCAATTGAACGTTGAGTCTGGCAGCAGCAGTTAGCCAATTGAGAAGCTAAGTTAGCATTACCAGAAGTAATAGCATTGATTACTTCACAGCTAGCTAATTTAGTATCACAAGCAATCTGACTTACGCTAGTATTAATAGTATTCAAAGCTGTCTGTACAGCGTTAATATCACAACTTAAAGTATTAGACAAAGAACTGATAGCATCTTTGTTACCTTGAATAGCCTGCATTAACAGACTTGTATTAGTATCGGTATTCAACTGAGAAGCAAGACGACTAGCATCATCACTACCTCTACCAAAACCGTTACCTCCAAAACCGCCCCAGCAGAAGAAGATTAGGATGATCCAAATCCACCACCAACCGCCGTTTCCACCGAAACCGCCGTTGTTCATCATAGCCATAAGAGCAGCAGGGTCCATATTACCTTTGTTTGCATTCTGCAAAAGTGCAGCTACACCTGGATCTATACCAGCGTTTTGTACTAAAATTTTTTCAGGTTCGTACATAGTTCTCATAAATTTTGATTAAATTAATATCTTGATATTCTTCTTTCATACATAGGTTCATATCTATGCATTCTTTCATCTTCACGTTCACGATCTAAATATTCATCGTCTTCGTCATAGTCATAACCGTAGCGAGTCATTCTTCCTCCTCTACCTCTTCCACGTCCTCTACCACCACGAGCATAACGATACTCACGCTCTTCATCTTCATCGTCTTCAAGCATTAACATCGTCTTAGCTTCTTTGCGCAATTTATCACACATAATATAGCAATAGTAATACCACATCTTTCCTTCTTCTATGTCTTTATCATTCAACCAAGCTTTTGCTAGTTCTACAAAGTACTTAATGTGATCACTGCTTGTCATAGTAACAACTGCACGATAATAGTCTGAACGTATCATATTGAGAGCAACGTACCAATCATACTTGTTGTATTTCTCACCTTTCAGATTGATTCCGTACTGGTTAGCGATTGAAGTAGTTTCTTCTAAACTCCAATGTTCTCCACGAGAGCCATCTTCGTTTTCCATCTTTGAGACTGCTTTTAGTGCACATTCTTCATTAAAGTGTGGACCATACATAGCCTCATGACGCTCTATTTTCAGTCTTTCTCTCATTGCATTAATTGATTTAATTATTCGACTTATAAAGTTCATTTTGATAAATCTATTATTCTAGTATTTTCTACATTGATTAACTTGTTACTGTTATCAATTTGGTACTTATAAATAATTCGTTTTTTAAAATCAAAGTGAAGGAGTCGCTAGAACCAATTCTTATAATTACGCTTATATTCTTTTTTAGTATGAATAAATAGTGATTGTGTATTGCGAATGTCGATACTGTGTGTCAGGAGCGTATCTCTTTTATTTATTATGATTGATGTCAAATTGTTTGGTTTGATTTCCACTTTAAAGTCAGTTGATCTAACTACTATTGTAGTATCGTGTACTACTTTCTACTCCTATATCTGTATCTATTTCAACTCCTTCTCTTTGATTTTCAATTTCTTTACTGTAGCCTGTACTTCTTGTATCAAGCTATCTTTGGTTTCTTTAAATTCATCCAGAGTAAGCTATAGAACTCTGTTATCATTCTTCTACTATGTTGCTAGCTATTCATAGTAAAGATAGTTATTAGTTACTCTATCTAGTTCTCTATTCTTCTTATCTAGCTAGTTATTCTAATAAAAACAAATGGCAGCGAGAATCATAATGATAATCACTGCCATTGCTTTGTAATTTCTTTTAAACCAACCGATAATGTTACTTGTTAATCTTTTTGCTAGACTTATCAGTATTGGTATCATTTGTAATAGTATTTTGTTCTTCTAAGATGTCTGTTATATCTACATCTAAATATTTTTCTGCTTTCGACTTTATAATCTTTGTGAAGAGTCTTGTAACTAATGAATTAGGTTTTAATGCTTTCCTAGATTCTAATAATGATATTATTTCTGCAAAACATACTGCTCCTGCTGCAACTTTAGCTAACGCCAGATCAGCATATGTCATAAATATAAACTTATCTAATAAAGTAAATCCAGCTATCATTACAGCTGCAAATCCTAGTTTCTCAATAGTAGACCAGAACTTACCAGATTCAAAGTAACTATTATTGGTTACTTGTCTACATACTTTATATCCATAGATTAAGTCTAATATTATGAATAGAAATGACACACCTATTAATGGTGCAGCTGGTGCTAGTATAGTCGCTATACCTGTTAGCCAACCTACTATAGATTGATATCCATTAGCAAATATACGTCTTGCAAGATTCATTATATATAAACTTCTACTCAACACAACTTAAAATAATTTTATCTGAAATAAAAATGCTAGTCAATATTTATTACTGCTAGCATATGTTAAAGTCTCTGCGATTATATAACTATAACGTACTCATTATTCGTATGTTCTATTTCCCTTACGTATATCCAGGTAATCTAATAGCTCTTTATGTTTAATAGTTTTATTAAGTAAAGAATAACAGTTAGCATGTTTAAACCATCCTATATAGCTAGCCATTTTTCTTCTATAATATTTGTAGTTAGTACTTCTTTTATTTAGTTTAGCATTCTTCTTACAGTATCTTTTCTTTAATGCTTTTCTAACTAAAGTAAAGTTGTGATATATTTTATATCCAACAAAATCTATACTTCTACTTTCTACTGGGAATACCTGATAATTATTCTTTAACTATAGTTTTAAGTTATCTTTTAAATACTACTTTATATCTCTAAGTAATGTCTACAAAGACTCTTTATCTTTATAAAGTATTACTATATCATCTGCATATCTATAATAGTACTTTATATTTTTATCTTCTTTAACCCAATGATCAAAGTAAGATAGATACAGATTAGCAAAGAACTAAGATAAGTAATTACCAATAGGTACTCCATGTGATGAATCTATTATTTCATCTAGTAACTATAATAGTTCCCTATCTGATACTTTTATTCTAATTATCTATTTTAATATATCATGATCTACTGAAGGATAAAACTTTCTAATATCTATTTTAAGACAGTATTTAGTATTCTCTCTATCTTTTAGATCATGCTATATCTACTTAAGAACTTTGTGAATTCCTCTTTTCTTGATACAACTATAAGTCTAAGGTATCATCTAATTAATCCACAAAGGTTCCATTATGTTCATAATAGCGTGATGTACTATACGATCTGGAAAGTAAGGTAGTTTAAATATTATTCTTTCTTTAGGTTCATATAATTTAAAAGTAAAATATTCAGAAGTTTTATAAGTATGATTGATTAACATATCCTGTATCTACTTACAAAATCCTTCTATGTCTGCATCTACTTTCTTTACATCGTTTCTATGAGTTTTATTCTTTCTAGCATTATGATGAGCTAGCTTTATATTATCTAAATCTGTTATCTTCTAATATAAATTCTTAAATTTCTTCATAGTCTGAAATTACAAAGAGCTTTCGATATTTCACTACTAACCCCTAATAAATTATTTATATTTTTTACCAAGTGGTAAGGTCCTTCTCAGTAGTTGGCTATTATATGATAGACTGAAAATATTATGATACGCAATTTCATTGAACTGATATTAGCATTGGAATTACTAACCTCATTATTGGAATTAAGATTGAATAGACCTGCTTTGCTGCTATTGTCAGAGTTACTACTTTTTTACTTAAAACTAATAATGCATACTCGTTCTAATTCTAGAGAAGCAACCTGTGGGTATTACTTAACTATACCGTATTGCATAATTAAGTCATTACTCCGCCCACGGGAGATATGTTAATCGAGAACCGATAGCAGCATCGGAAAGACCAACCCCATCAACGGAACCAAGACCGAATAGACCCGCCTCGCCGCCATAGTCAGAGCCACCACCGATTAACAAACAATGTTCTGAAGTATCAGTATTATCCCAGTTATAGTCACACCAGTATGTAGTTTCCGAACCACCTGAGACAGATGTTGCAAAGAAATCACAAGTTGGCGTTGCCTTAATTTCTGTTTTATAGCCGTTGCTAACCATCGTACTAGCACAAAATGGTTTATAACTAGTATTTTTATTAGTAGCAAATTGATTTGGTTTCACAGATTTATACCAAGTTCTATGACCATTACCATACACGCTAATAACATCATCTGTGTGTTTCCATATGTGACCAAATGGATTTTCAATTCCTCTATATCTATTACATTTACGTGTAATAGTAGAAGTATTAGAACCAGATGAATCAGTCTATTGTATAGTTACTGTAACTTCACCAGAACCACTACCTAAACTATCAGAACTTCCAGTTGGAATAAACGACCAAGTTTGAGCTCCGTTGATAGTTGCTGTTCCTGTAGTACAACCAGAACCTAACCCACCTTGTCTAAATCCTTCAGGAGTTAGTTCAGTATTAACAGCCTTTTGTGAATTTCTAGTAGCATATTCCACTAAGAACAAATGACATATAGCTCTATGTTCTTCATATGTATAAAGATTCCATTTAGCTTCTCCGTCAAACCCATTACCTCTAACAGCTTTTCTAAGAACCTCTCTGGTTCTACCTACCAAAGGTATCAAACCTTTAGCGCTACAAACTTTTCCACTAGAGGGAGAAGTTTCGCATAATTCATACGCACTAACGTATGCTTCTTTGTGGTGATACCATCCTGGTTTAGCGTGTGGACATATTTTTAGATTATGAGTTTTTGAGCTAGGAACGTACTCGTCAGTATACCAAAATTCTGGTATTCTAATCATTATATCAGTATCTAAACTAAATACTACTTCCCACTGAGTGTTAGATTCAGTACTATAAAAAGATTTACTAAAATTATCATCTATGGGCAGAATGTTTTCTGGTGACTAGTGGCGATAATTTGTAATAACAAAAGGTTTCATCATACTCTATATAGGTAATGATCTATGCATATCCATATTACCAATACGAACACAATCTGGGTTAGATGATGTTTCTGACCAAGATACTCCATACCAGTCTGGAGCATCTAATGTAACAATTTCACCTAATACAAAATTATCTGGTTTAGTAGTAACAAAACTACTAGTTAATACATCGTTAGCTAATTGTTTATTCTTACAAGTAATAGAAATAGACGATCTATATGTTCCAGCAAAACCTAACCAAATTTCTACATTTGTAGAAGTGACTACATATCCAGCTATTACTGCATCTCCACCAAGCTACGTATTACTTTGCTACTTAACTAATTTAACAGATTCTTTATCTCTAGTACTAGCTACTAGTGTAGAATAATTGTATTGATTAGAACCAAAATTTCCGCCTCCTACTATTTCAAAAATAACATATTTAGCAGAAGTAGTATTTTGTGATACTAGTGGTAAAGTAGCTAATCTCAGCCAATCTGTGTTATTAGCACCTACCCCATAAAACTTAGTATAATAAATACCTGTTTTATCGCCTTCAGCCACATTGTAACCATCCACCATATCTGCATTCAGATTTGGACACATAGTTGTAGATTTAACAGATATAGGAGCATTACCGGTAGATACACTAGATGTGTATTTATTTGCATAAACTGCATCAGTAGTTACCCTAAAACCTATCTAATCATTATTATCTACAATTCCAAATCCGTAACTTTCTGTACCAGAACCTCTAATATTACCTATATACCAAAATGTATCATACCAATTGAATCTCAAACCATTAATGATATCAGCGTTGGCATGCATACCAAAACCTTCAGATAAATTACCACCAGATTTGTATATATTTGTTATATCACTATTTTCAACGCCTTTAAACACAATTGATCCAGCAGTAGATGCAGATGTTAATGTGCCAGTCATAGTATCGCCAGCTTTCTTCACATAAGTAGTAGTAGGATCTACACCTAATGCACTAGTTACATTAGCTTTAGTTATACTGATAGTACCACCATCTGCTAATGTTATATTACTACCTATCTTAACACCACCTAACGCACTAGCTGTAGCAGCAGGTAATACATATTTATTAGCCTCAGCTTCTATGGCAGCTAGTTTATTCTTTTCAGGAGTAGTATAATCATTAGTACTAAGACCTTTACCTTCAACTTTATCTACTTTTTGAGTCTACAGTTGAGTAATATTACTATTCAGTGTCTCTTCTACACCAGTAGCTCTTTCTACTTCATTTGCTATAGCTGTAGCATTAGCTGATTCAGCGCCTTTAGCTCTAGTTACTTCACTAGCTAAATCACTAGTTAGTTTCTATTCTGCATTTTCTGCTCTAGTCTATTCAGCTGTTACAGTAGTATCTGTATATGACTTAGCCTGTTTAATAGCATTAGCTATAGAACCAGTAGTAGATTCATTACCATTAATAATAGTAAGTTTATCTTCATTTACTTTTACTCTATTAGTAAGTGAAGATATGTTGTTATTAATAGTAGTATCAGCTTGAGTTCTATCAAGTATCTCTTGAGCTAAGTTATCAGCTACTTCTTGAATGCTACCTTCAATAGCAGTAGTATCAAATGAACCTGATAAAGCATCCCAACCTTCTTCAGTCCATACTACATTAGTACCAGCATCATAATGTTTACCACCTAAGTTAAATGCGTTAGTAATATTATATACATCACCAACTACATTGTTGTCTTTAGGTAGAGTTTCAAATATACTAGATCCTTTTACTTTATAAGCACCAGATAGTTTAGCATCTACTTGTGCTTTAGTATAAGTATCAGACTTGTCTGCTTTTAATGCTAATGCTGCATTAGTTGCAGTAGTATGATCGGTAATCTTATTGTCTAACTCTTCTTCTTTAGCTTTAGCTCTATTGGTTTCTACTAAGATAGCTGCATTTCTATCACTAACTTCTGTGGCAATAGCTTCTTTTCTATCTTGTACTTCTTTGTTTATAGCATTAGTATGTTGAGTATCTATCTGAGTAGATCTATCAATTTCATTCTGTAAATTAGTACTAATAGTCTATTCAGCAGATTGAGCTCTATTCTTCTCAGTAGCTATATCATTGCCTAATTTAGTTTCAGCAGCACGAGCAGTAGCAGCTTCTTTATCTATATTACTTTGTAAAGTAGCTAAAGACTATTCTAATGAATCTGAATCAATAGCAATACTAATCACATTATCTTCACTAATACTAACGTCTTTACCTGGTTTTAACTTATTAATTAAGTCATTATAATCACCAGATGTAGCTACTGGTTTAAAATCTGGTTTGTTAGTAATATTATCCCATTGTACAGCTAGATCACCAGATGCACTAATAACATTAGTTTCTTGATCAATTTCAATGTTTAAACCTGCAATGAGTTTCTTCTAATACTTTGCACGTATATCAGCAAAGGTATCAATCATCTCAGTATGAAGTTCCTATAACTGATGCTGCTTAACAAAGTCTAAGAAGTCTTTAGATGTAATAATACCAGCAGAACTTGTAGAAGCTACTGGTATTGAAACAGTTTTATTACTTCCATCATACTTAAACATTACCATAGTAATGTCATTAGGATTTGAAGTATTAAACTGTATATCTTTTATTACGTCTTTTACCTCTTCATCATCTACTTTACTATCTACATCACTAATGTTTGCTTTATCATTAAGCAATTTGTTTACCTATGTTTTAGTATAGTAGTTGCTAAGATCAGGCGTACCACCAGAGGCAGCCAGCCTTACCCATTCGGTTCCATTGAAATATTTAATGCTACCACCGTAAGGATTATCAGATAAGTCAACCCAATAGTCTATTTCTTCTGGATTAGGTTGAACAGATGTTGCAAAAAATATTATCCTATTTGTTACCATATATATTTGTTATATTAAGCTGCTGGAGTTTCTAATGCAGCAACTCTTGTAGTTAATGCGTCAATTAAATCTTTTAAAGCTTTGCCTTGAGCAGCGGCTAAAGCTTCTGTAGTACTAGTACTTGTTAAAGTATTATTTATAGTCACTTTAGTATCTGCTGTAGGAGGTGTATATCCTAATGCACTAGTCACATTAGCTTTACTAAGACTAATTGTGCCATTACTATAAGAAATATTTGCTCCTACCTTTACTCCACCAATAGTTTCAGCTGTAGCTGTTGGTAAAACATATTTATTTGCTTGTGCAGCAATACCATCTAGTTTAGTTTTATATGCATCAGTAAAGTCATTACTAGATAGTTCTTTTCCTTCCACCTTATCTACTTTACCTGATTCAAGTGCAGCAATTCTAGCACTCTGATCATTATCTGTATCATCGTTTAAAGGTAACCATTTACTACCTCCGGCGTAATACTTAATTACATTACCTTTTGGATCTGCTGATAAATCAACCCAATACTCGAATTCTTTAGGATTTGGAGCTATATAGCTTCTTGTTATTCTTGTCATATACGTATATTTTAATTATTAATTCTAATGTAATGCAAATTGCACTAAATTTTTACATCCATTTGGATCACAATATTGTATTACTGGTCTAGCCACTCTTACTGCACCAGTATTATTAGCATCAAATACTATACTAATATTATCTGTATTTACTATAGGATGTATCCAATCTTGACCACCAACAAAAGATAATCTACCTAATGTTCTGTTAATAGGTATATTAATTACTTCACCCTCTTTAGTTATACGATGAGGAGTCATATTATACGCATTAGCTAGTTCTGGTATGATGCTGATAGCCGAACTATCCTAATACATAATACTATAAAATATTGTTTCTTTATTCATATTACTATAACGCATTTTAAGGCGTTTTAAGCCATTTTCTTTATTAAATGAACAACTTATCCGTTGAATTCTAAAAGCTTCTTAGAAGAGTCTTTTGGCTGGTATACGTCGATGTGTGACCATCCATCAGTATTAGCTTCTAATCTAATAGGGTATTCAAATAATTCAGCATTCTATCTTACTATGTTATTCACTGCATTACTATCTAAATCCTTTACATTAAAATCTATTGCTTTACCCAAACAGTGTGCGGATAAGTAAATGCTACTTTTATTCTTTACTAGTTGACACATATTGCAACGTAATCCTCTCTATGAGAATTGTCCACCTGCTTTCCAAGTATTAATAGTAATAGGTTTATTGAATATCTTAGTACGTAGTATATACAAAGTACTAAGTAATTCAGTACTTATAAACTACCATGAAGATTCACCAAACTTGGAGTAGCAATGAGGACACACTAATTCCTATATTTTAAAATAAGGTTTTAATTTATCTATTAATTCATTTCTGTCCATACTTCGCTGTTTAAAATTTCATTTAACTCATTGCTGTCGTAAAGATAGGAAGAAATCTCTTCATCTCCCAATACGGGTGCGACAAAATCCTCGTGTAACAGGATCATTGTTCCGTCAACACTTCTTCTTGCGTGGATGGGCGGAACAATCCCATGTTCCATACACCATTCTATTGTTACTATAATGTATCTCATTGTGTTATTATATTTTCAAGTACATAATTAATTAAATCCTGCTCGGTGAATCCGTCAGTTTCCTTGGTGGGAACTGAATCGAACAAGATAGATTTATAAAACGCCATAGTACCAAACCTAGTCTTACGGTTGCTATCCGACAAGAATAATGACATATTTGTACCAATTTGTCCATAAGTACCTGCTAGAGTTGCCTTCTCTTCACCTACATAGCAAGTCATTAATTCATTGTTTGCCGAGAGAACATAACTGATTTTATCCTCTACACTAGACGTAAACTCAAAGTCTGTATAAACGTAGTTACCGAACTTTACAGAATTTGCACTTCGTCCTTGCAATAACATCCATCCTCGATTACTTGTCGTTATTGAAATTGTCGAGAACATACCTGCAACAGCGGTAGGTCTTATAATAGCACATTGGAAGAACATCATGTAATTTTGCAGTGATTTAAAGTTCTCCACAACACCGTAATCATCCACTCCATCAGTTACTAGGGCGCTGGGATATTTAGGTATAAACTCTATTGTTACATCCATATCTCCTGCACTTCCTGTAACTCCTATGGCGTTATACAATGAAGTGGTTCCTTCGGGATAGGTTAATGTCACCTCATGCTCCCCGTTGTCAAAAGTATAAAATCCGCCATTTCTGTTTACCAAACTAACTTGTCTGCCATCAGAAAGACCTGTAACCTTAAACTTATGCGTTGGGTTAGAGTTTGCCGGAACTATGTTTACCATGCTATCCGTAGTGGATAGTTTTTTAGTAATATGAATAATTCTGTTATCCGTAACAGTAACATTTGCTCTATCGGGTAGAATATTAGTGCTAGCAATATCATACCCTCCCACACCGCTCATTGCAGCGAACAGGAAATTGTTCAATTTAAGCGGTCTGTTGTTTCCGCTGAAATCCTGCAAATAAGGATTAGCTTTTAGTATTTCGTTTGTGGGAACGGATTGTTTTGTAGGTATTTCTTCTACCACAATATTACAATCCACATCATTCACATTATCACCTGCCAAATAAAATCCGGGATAAGATGTGTTTGTTGTGCTACTGTTCCTGTATTCAGGTATGTCATATTCTCCATCAGACGTTATCTGAATATCATCATATCCAAACCTTCCTTTAATAGTGAAACCTGTTGGCAATCCTGTTACACGTATTTTATAAGATTCTACATATTGTAACGGTTTTACAATTATTTGCCAAAATGCAATATTATTGTTATTTGTAGGTGTATGGGTTATTATACACTTATTTATAGCATTATCATAAGTTAATTTTCCACCAACATCAACAAAAGGATTTGCATAAGTAACGCCGGGAACATAAACATCCACAGGCTTTGACATATCATACCAGAACACCATGTGTTCTTTCACCCAATCAGCTATATTAGGTTTATGATTGACGGTTCTATCAATTTCTCTTTCATCTACGATTACTCCTCTATCATCAACATCATATTCTAATACTTTATTGCCTAATATATGGTGCATTGTTATTATTTTCATTTCTTTCTCTATTTCTATACATATTATCTACTAATAAATCAGCTATAACATTTATACCTAACTATTTACTATCGCTGATTAATTGTTCCTACATTACTACTAGGAGCATCTAATAGATGCCCTCTAGTAGTTCTCTATCACTTAACTATTTAATTTGATTGTGTATATTCATAAAATTAAGTCGGATTGTTTCCTATATATTGTGCAAAACCACCGTAAATATCTACATAGAAATTACCATCATTTAGAGTATCATCATCTGCTAATTGTACACTTATGTTCAAAGCAGCAACTCCAGTACTATATGATATTAAAGTTGCATATATTGGATGAGCATTACTACCAGTTACACCTTCTGTTCTATAACTTCCATATACTCGTACATCACACGGAGTCCAAAAATAACTAGTCCCGCTAGTTATAGTTATCCCTACCGCTCCTGCACCACTTCTAGTACAACTAATTTTACTATTATTAAAATTATATATACTGTGTATACTAGACGATACCACTGCATATGAACTACCGTTATACTAAACTTTAAACTTTAGAATAATACCAGAATCTGAGCAACCATCGTGCGAACAATTTGTAATGAGCCATCCCTATGGAGTACTAACTACGTTTAATATACCGCCGTTATTACCTTTGGCTAAAACTAAAGTTCTTTCATCTGTATAAGTACTTCCTCTACTATCATATGTAACTATGTGCAGATCACCTTCTGTTCCAGTAATAGCTCTAATTGATGGATATTGTCTACAAACAATAGTCATTTCTGTACCATAATTATCTTCACTAACACTTGGTAATATCAATTTGTTTGTATAACCTCCTTTTGCTCCAGTCATATGTATAATTTTAGAATAAGAAGGATTAGCATATACGCTTATTGCATTAGTAGAACTAGTATATAATTCTAATGCCTCCTCCCAACCGTCTGATTGATAAGAATATAACTTACTATTTGAACAATATGTATCACCATATTTAGGATCATCTATATCAGATGAAGATCTATTTAGATGTGTAATATTTAGAAACCTATTTTTAGTGAAACAGTTCTCAAAATATAGATCTTTAAACGTACCAGCCTTAGCATTTACAGTACCAGTAAACGTACCATTAGATGCTCTAAATTCACCAGTACTACTGTTCATGTACAGTTTAGCTGCACTAGATGAACTACCTCCATCACCTGACCAAAATACATTATTAGAGAAATGAAATGCACCTAATACAGCATTATCTGCTAACAATGTATTAATTGCCATGGCACTAACACTAGACACTAATTCCCAGTATGATGAACTAGAACTAGGAGTTTGACCGTATACTCCGCCAGAATTAACAGTCTTAACTAGATATACACCACCTTTGTAAATCACCTAATCTCTAACATATGCATTACTAGGATTTTCATAATTACTTAGACCTATTGATGATGCTGTAGCATAGTAATATCTAGTAGATGAATCCCAAACTCCTCTAAATCTAATATCTGTATATTGAGTATTAGCAGCGGATCCATCTTGTCCATTCTAACCATCAACTACAACTGTAATAGTTGCTGATGCTGCTACAGGATTTCCATTATAAATAGGATACTGAGTAGGATTAAATGCTACAGTATAATAGTTATACTTAGTAGAACTAGATATATTAAATGTAATATTGGAAACACCAGACCAACCACCACCCACTTCAGTACCTTCTGAAGAGGTTGTTGGAGCGTGACTATTACTACCATATATTTCCCAGTAACCAGATACAGAAGACAGACTACCTGTTCCTGTTTTCTTGTATGCTCTAAATGTCATGCTACTAGGTTCATAAGAAGAAGTTCTGGTAAGACGTATAGTTGCTGCTCCAGGAGTAATTATATAAGTAGTAGCATCAGTACCAGGTGTTCCTGGGTCTCCCTTATCACCCGGATCCCCTTTATCTCCATCTTGTCCATCTTGACCGTCTTTACCCCACTTAGTCCAAATAAATCCATCTTTCCAATCTCCCCATTTACCATTTTCTTTCTTACGTGTCCAACATACTTGATATGGTATGCTTTCTGTTACGCTTACTCCATTATCGGTATAAGTGAAAGTAGCACCTTTACAAGTCTTAGTAGGTATATAATCATCTTGCTAATAATCACCATTTAAATATTGTGATCCATAAGTAGGAGAAGCTGGATAATATTGCTCATTTCTACTACATAGAGCTGCTTGATCATAACTAGAGAACCTAGCGAATATGTATTCGTATCCATCCCCATCTTTACCTTTATCTGCAAATACAGACCATAAGCCTGGTTGTGAATAATCTCCCCATTTCTAAGTACTCTTATCTTTATATCTTTGAGTTACATATTCATATCTATGTGAATCGTCTACTCCCTATGGATTATCAAACCACTGTGTACCATCTGGTCCAGTACCTGTCCAGTCTGTAGTTTGATTAGAATTTGGTTTTTGAGGATAATTGTCTTTATCATTATTACGTGCGTATAAGAATTCTATACTATTACCGTCTTCACCATCTTTACCATCGGCTCCGGTAAGTCTTATTAACCCAGTCCAAGCAGTTAATGAACCATCTGCGTTTTTAAATCTATGAATTTGCCATACATATTGACCTTCTGGTGGAACCATTTCAGAATCTTCAGACCATCCAGACGCAGCTTGATCAGTAGGTATACTTGGAGTAGTAGCTGATATTTTATATCTATATTGATAATTACCGCCACTTAAACCAGTCTCACCCCATTTAGCCCATATAGCTGGTTTTTGAAACGCTGACCATACACCATCTGTTTTTTTACGTACACTTACCCATTCAAACATCAAGTTTTCTCTAACTCCTTGGGGATCATCAGTCCAATACATTCCTCCAGGAGAAGTAGTAGTTTGTGCTACACCATTAATAAATGCCTGAGGACGCGCTTCATCATCTGTATTATTAGCAGCTACAGGAGTATCAGGTGCAATGTTTTCAGCTTGTGTACGATAGTAGATATATTCATAACCATCGCCATCCATACCTTTTTCACCCCATTTTGACCATAAAGTAGGACCTTGCCAGTTACCCCAATTACCAGTACCTGCTTTAGCAGCTGGTTTAGTACGTTGAGCTACCCATTCATATTGCCAAGTTTCACTAACACCTTGTGGGTTATCATACCAACCATTGTTTGGTTCTGTATAATCATCTCTATTACTATTAGCTGGTAAAGTGGGTGCAGAATTATTTTGTGTAATCTTATATACAAACTCTATATCATTACCATCGTTACCATCTTTACCATCAGCTCCTGTTAAACGGAAAGGTTCTGACCAACCAGAAGTAGACTTATCTGAATAAACAGTTTGTATAGACTGCCATACCCAAATACCTTTTTCTGGATCTCCTTGCGGTGGGTCCATAGTCCAAGTGTATTTATTGTTTGGGTCTTTAGGTGGAACAGTATCACCTATAGGAGTAGGTGGTGGTACGCTTGATTCAGTATATGCAAATCTAGTATACTCACCATCTTTACCAGCTACTGAAGCACCACGGAATCTATTAGGATCTCCCCATTCTACATTAGGATCATCTACTTCGATAGAGCTTTTAGTAGACATCCATATTGCAGATGCTGTATAATTTCTATGCCAACCGTTGGTAGTACCATCACCAGTAGGTCTATCAGGTATAGCATCGTTATCGTTATATGTAGTCCATAATGAATTAGGTTGTAAATGGAACTATAATACTACTGTCTTTTTAAATGTAGCATTACCTTCACAGTTAATTAACAAGTCTATATGAGGACTATTAGTAACAGATAAAATATCTGTAATTGTGAATATACCATTAGCCATCGTACACTTAAGACCTGTTGCTTCCCAAGTTAAGAAGTAAGATCCTTCAGCATATACATCTGAATATGACAATTCAGTAGTACCTTTAAAAGCTTGTACTCCAAATGTTAAATTATCTAGCTAGCTATACTTATCTAATATATTTAATTCATTATCTACAATAACAGATAGGTTATCTTTAGTAAGATTTACTGAGTAAGCATCCTGTCCTTTAAGACTATCTTCTTGTTCAGGAGTAAACTAAATCATAGCACCTGTCATGTAGACATTAGTTAAGTAAGCGCCATCTCCATGTAGTACTCCATCATCTGGAGCTCCAGGAATAGTCAATCCTTCTATTTTACCAAATTGTGACGCAATGTTAGTCCAATCAATTGCCCAAGTACTAACATCTTTTAAGAATCTTTTATAATCTCTTGTAGAGTAAGCACTAGATTGTCTAGTTTCATCTAAGAAATTACCATATACAGCAAACTTCATATTTGCAGTAGGATGTTGAGTAGTATTAGGCTTTAGTGAATATCTAAATTGTTTACCCCTTTCATCTAGAATTTCAATAGGGGTAAAGTAAGCAGTACTAAATCCCTGCATTTTTTCAAACCCACATTCATCTGTACCTGGAGTAGTTTCATTTACTCCACTAATATTATGCCATATACCTCTACATATATCATTAACATGTAACCCACTGTATTCTCCTTCTTCTAGTTTAAGTGTAGCTATCTAGTTTTTAGTATCTACTGATTCAATTGTACCAAAAGCAATAGAATTCCACAATTCACCACTTACTACATCTACTCTGTTAAAACGCAATTCTGGTACAGATAAAAACTCTCTAAGAGTTAAACTACCAGCTTCTATATTACCGTGTTCATCAATTATAGCTCCATCCCCAAGTAAACCAGATATATAATTACCGATAGTAATACCTTTTTTAGCATATATCATACTATCAGCTATTACACTGTTTTTAAATGTAATAACGCCTAATGCTGTATCATCATATAGTTTACTTAAGAATAACTTACCACCCTCTGATGCTATTAACGCTTTAACAACAGCAGTATCAATAATACCGCCTTCACCACTAATATAATCTGCTAATACAGCTGGAGATACATTATGCCATGTACCATCACTGCTATACTATATCAAGTCTCCTTCTGTAATATAAGTAATAGTAACATCTTTTAGAGTAGATAGGTGATTAATCCTTTCTACTAATGTATCAAGCTCACCAACACTAGTATCTAGAGTTTTTATATTGCCCTATAATGTTCTTACTAGTCCAGTGAGTTCGTTTAATTCATCTTTAGTTGCATACTATGCCATATCTTAATTGTTTTATTGTTATACAGTAGCTCCTGTAGCATCTATCCAAACATTTTCAGTATCTGAATTTTTCCAAATAGGTTTGTTCAACGATGTATCAAAATAATAAAAACCCATTTTAACATTAGCTGGTCTCTAATACTAAGTACCTGTTTTTTCAGCATATGCTGGATTACCGTTACTATCATACCAAGTTTCTTTATAAACCCAAGTAGGCTTTATATTATCAGTGTCAAATACACTAGTTCCATCAAAGGTATAATGGTTTAATGCTTCACTTTGTTTTTTCTACTAACTTGTTTTTACAATTTGTAATCTATTGAATTCACCTAATGTATTCTTAATGATTGGAGCATTCTGCGTAGCTTTTATATCTCCACATTGCATATAATTTAAAGTAGGATCACTAGATTTATTTTCAAATATACTATGATTATTACCCTTAGAAACAATCAAATTAGGATTATTAGTATATACTGCTGGTAGATATAACTACGGATTAATTAGCGTATTACCTGTAATCAATGTAGTGCCATTACTAATAGTGCTGCTTATATTAAATATTGGCGCTAGAGTACCAGCATCTTTTCTATTTTTAACTACATAATTATCTGATGGATCAAATATCATTTGTCTATTAAAAGTATTACCTATAATAACATTACTATAAGAACTAACACCTAAATAGATATCTGGTAATCCTCTACCATATATATCATTATCATCAAAATTATTATTTGCAATCGTACTGTCAAATAATCCTTCTATATGTATTGCTTCTTTTTTTAGATGCCAAAAACTATTACCCGTAATAATATTTTTGCCAGACTACTTAGTAGCATATATACCATAATTAGTATCTAATTTATCATATGATCCGTCAAAATAATTACCTTCTATTTTTAATAGATTTACATTTTCATCTATATATATACATCCTTTTCCTTGACCTCCAACAAACTAATTATTAACAATTATCTAAGATGAAGCTCCAACGATTAAAGCTGTATCTAAATTATTTGCCCAAATTTCATTAAAAGCTATGTATGAATCTGTAGCTCCTTCATGTATATCTATCATAGGAACCTAACAATGTACTACTCTATTTACAAAACAGCTAGCTGTATAATCTTCTTTCTTACTTCCTATACCAATACCATGTTTAGCTTTTGTAGTATACTCACCTCTACCAGCAATTATTAAATACTCACACGTTAATCTCCATACATTAAATAAATCTATTGTGTAATATTTTAATCTATTACCATAGCTAAGTATTCTACCGTTTCTTATAGTACATCTACTATATTCATTTCCGCTCTAATTTTCAAACGGAGGGGTTGTTACTAAAGGTGTATCAATATCTAAATCATGAATTATTGATCCATTAAAATCTAATATAGTACTAGTTCCCATTAATATGTATCCTCTACAATTATACTCTCCGTTAAGTACAGTAATAGTGCTATAATTATCCAGTTTATTTACTTTATTTAATTCAAAAGCTTGTCTAAAAGCTATTGAAATATCATCATCTTCTGGATTATCAAACCAGTTAGCGTATATTTTGATAACAGAAAAAGTTCCAGTAAAAGATATACTATCAAATATTTTAGCATTACTATCATTACTTATTTTAGTTAAGCTACCATGTATAGTACCATTACTTAAACTACCACCGTCAAACTATAAAACACAATTTTCTGGAATATTTATACTAGCTTCTTTTAAATCATAATCATACTGAATAACATATATAGTATTAGCTTTATTGATCATAGCCTAAGTAAGAACATTCTTATCACCTACTATATTCTTTCTTAGATATACTCTACCTAAACCACTGAAAGACTATTTATCATAAGTTTTATTTGCTAACTATAGAGTACCATTTTGTTCAGTTATATCTTCTTCATCAGCTGGAACAGCTTCATGCTATTCTATCCATTTACCAGTAGTAGGATCTGACTGATTATTAGAGTTAAACTTATAGTGTTTACTAGTTTCTTTACAATAAGATATATGACCATCATCTAAACTATTTTCAGAATAGTTCTTCATATCCTATAATGTATCAAAACTATCTCTATCAAAGTTAGGCTTTTTTCCTCTATAGTTAAAATTATCAGCTACCTGTATCATATAAAATATATTTTATAATTATCTACTGTGGATGCGTCTTTCAGTATATATACATTATATAATATACCATCTATAGTTACAGCATTCCTCTAAAATGACTCTTTTATCTCAAATTGATTTTGATCTTTTATGCTATTTATATCTCCAAATTCATTAGGATAACAATATAATATCTTTTGATAATCAGTACTAAAGCTTTTAACAAATTCTTTTGTATCTTGTAGTACATAATCTAATTGTTTTATATTATCTTCATTAATAACAAAATTATCTGATACTACACCAAAATAACATTTTTTATTATCTCCGTGATATTCTGGAATATCATATTGTACTTCGTGTCCTAATAACTTTTCTATCATATATAACATCTTTTTAACGTCTTCTAATTTTGTTTCATATTTAGAAGATTCCTATACTAAATCATATATGTAATTAGCACAGGTTAGATTAAGAATTTGGCAATCATCATAATCAATGTTATACTTTACCTATTCTTTCAATCTGCATCCATTTTTATATTCTTCTTTTATCATAGCGCACACATACCGTTACAACATTTACACACTTTGTTAGGAGATAGGCACTTACTACAATTATGATAATCTATCATACCTAACATTCTACTAAGATCTATGTAATGTTCAATAGCGTCTTTAGTAAGATTGTGCTCTAAAGCATACTATAATAACTATGATCTAAAATCACACATCATTATTATATGCTTCTAATGTTTATCTAAACATGTATTACAATATGTAGTAAGTAGATTTACTTTAGCTAAATATAATTCATTCTGATCTATTGCTATAGCTTCATCTCTATTACCCTCTGATGTAAGAACGCTTACTATAAAAGAAGTTTCATTATACTCAGTAATATCAACAATAACAGTATTATCCTAAGTAACAAAGTTAGATATTACATGAGTGTGTTTATCATCTTCATCAGAATACATATTCTTTTGATTTATTATTGAATCTAGATAAATCTTATGTACATTAGCCTTAGCATCTAAAGTTATAGTTATAGTATCGTTATTTAATGTTGCATTAATTATTTTCATATCTACAAAAAATTAAAAAGGCGAAGCCGAGGATAAACCTCAACCTCGCCTGGTTTTTTTAAATAAAGAAACCGTATTATGCTGCACTATTAACACCTGTAATAAATGCTTTAAGATTCTTAACAAACTGAGAAGCACTCAAGTTAGCAGATTCTTCAACATACAATTCAGTAGTTAACGGCGTAGTTTTAATGTATTGATTGTCAGGTGACAAGTACAAGTTGTCATTCTCAATAGTAATGTAATCGTAGGATGCACCTTCAGTAACATTACGTTTAGGTTCAATGATAGGATATGCATCTGTGAATACATGACCCTTATAACCCAACATACGTACTTCCATATCACGTACTTGTTTCCAGTAACCTTTACCAGGTTTACCAGCAGTCTTAGTAATAGTTGCACCAGGGACTGCTTCAGGAACATTAGACAACAATGCACCAGGAATAGTAACATACAGAGAAGCTTCCATAGAAACTACAGAATACTCATTCAAAGAGTAAACTCCTTCATTATCATCTTTAGGAAGAGCTGTAAGTGTCAATTTATGACTTGCAAATGTAGCATTTACTCTACGATTTGTATGTTTGTTAATCTTCTTCAACAATGCGTTACCCAAATCATCAGCAGTTTCAGTTGTAGCAATTGCTTCATAGGTATGAGTGAATTGTCCCGGAGCTTCATACATGTCTTTGTAAACAATACGCAAAACATATCTGTGACCGATAACAACAGTAGCACTAGTTAAATCAATTTCGATTTTCTCTTGAACTGGTGCAACATAATCACCAATTACGTAAGAAGGTTTAGAAGCTTTCTGAATTGCGTTAGAATACTCTACAGAACGTTTAGTAGCACTAGTACCATTAGGTAAAGCGATAGTCATATTATCACCAACTACACCAATATATACTGTAGATGCTTTTACTGCACTAGCTTCATCTTTAATCAAGCTCTTATTCTCATCGAACAGAGCTACAGCACCCTGAGTAAGACTATCTACTGTAGTATAAGATGCTGGACATGTTTTACCGATAAGTACGGTATCAACTCGTGTAATCATAGTTTATATAAAAATAATTAATTGTTAGACTTAGCGCCAGTCTAGTTTGTCCTTCTACTTTCCTTATTTCAGATTTCCAGGTCAGACAAACGCATTAATTTATTTGTTATTCCATTGAAGCAATTTCGTTGGAATAAGCATTATAGTGCTACATTGGTTTAGTAGCAAGATAAATCTAGATTGCCATTTTCACAATTTCCATATGTGTATGTTCTGGCAAATCTGTATATTCTGTATTAGTAATATTACTTGAATTAATTTCAGATGGTTTAGCTAAGTATGTAATCTCATATTCACTTACTTTATATTTACCGTCTGTGTATAATATTACATTATTATCTTGAATTAACTTTAAAGGTCTAGCTTGACAATATTTTAATTTGTGTTCAGATAGTGAATTACTTAATTGTCTATCTAATGTTTCAATTGTAGATTCTAACGTATCTGTATACTTAACTATATATGCACCTAAATCGTCTTTTTCCCAGCATTCGTTAGGATATTCATCACTCGGCTGTATACCAGCAGTATCTCCAAGTAATAATACATAATCATCTGGTAATTCAACAGAATATGAATTTTTAGTTCCTTTGGATATCTAAGTATTTGAATAGTTTCTTTTACGAACTAAAGTACGCAAATCATCTATACGCTTTTCTGTCTACTCAAATCCTTGAGCTTTAAAGTTAATACCTGAGTATCTTGTTTTATAAAATTTATCAATTGCCTCATTAATGAATGATATAATAGTGTCTGAGGATAGCTTATCCTTAATAACTAAATTAGGATCCATTAACTATAGCCTACGTTCAAACTCGATTTGAAATCCACGATTTGTCATAATCATTCATCTATTTGGTTTAACTGTGATTTAGTCTATATTCTCTTAGACTCAATATCTTCTAATGCTAGTTCTACAGCTCTGTTAATTACTTCAAACTACATATACTCTGGTATTTCACTCATACCTTCAGCTGGTAAGTCTTCTATCTTAGTGGGAAACTTAACATAGGTAATATCTACAGAATAGCTATTACTACTCATAGCTAAGTAATCATAATAGATATATAGAGTATTATCTTCTATTACAGCTACTGGATCTTCTATCCAAGGGTTGTTATTGTAAGTCTTCTTGAACTTAGTAGCGTCAGAATGATCTATTAATTTTATAGTAGCTTTGTTACTATTGAAGTTTAACACTGCATCTACAAAGAACATTCTGTCACCATTGAATAAGTTAGTAACATAACATCTATTTGAATTTGTTTCAGTATTAGCAACAACGTTAACATCTGTACGTACTAATTTTTCTAAGTCATGAATACGTTTTACAGATCCTTCAAAGCTAGTCTTTAAGTAGTTATTACCAGTAAACTTATTACTGATTTCTTGGTATAAACCTTGATCTAACCAGTAATCTATTTCTTCTGGTAAGAAAGCAGGACAACCCCCAAAGGCTACGCTTTGAGAGTTCTTGTCCATTGCTACTTTAAAATATGAGTGAAATTGTTCTCTAGTCATTATTTAGATTTTATTTCAGACATAATACTTAAGTAAATATCTTGATTCTTTTTGTCTTTCAAATATGCAATTACATCTTCAAGACCGTTACCAATAAGATCAGTACCAAAGTAATATGATGCTCTGTTCTTACGAATAATATTTTTACTTAAAGCTTCTTCAATTACAAAGTTAATTTCTTTATTAGGATTATCTACCCAAATTCTAATAAATCTTGCTGGATCAGCTTCTACGTTTTCACCAAGTCTAGCTTCAACCAATTCATTAGACATAGTGTCAGCTTTAATTCCAAGAAGTCTAAGACATTTGCGCATATCTTCAAGACTCATCTTATCTAATGCTCTATAAGCATCACGTTTAACTTTGTTAGCTTTATTAATTTGTTCTGCTTCAGCTTCTTTATTTATAAGTACATAATCAGTAGATGGAGTTACTTTATCAATGCCATTTGCTACTCTCTTATGTCCTAATAGGAATAAATATTGCAATTCTCCTTCAGGTCTATCAGTATTAATTACTAATTCTTTCTTACCAATCTTAATTGCAAATGTATCCCAAAATGTGCTATCTGGATCTAATTCTCCTTCAGCTTTACCCATTTTCTATTCTAGTTCTCTAGCTTTATCTGCTTTTAAACCAGTGTATCTACTACCAGATCTAGTCCAGTAAGAACTAATAAAATCAAAGCAGTTAGACCATTTAATCAATCCTGTCCAAGGATTTACTTTTGTCATTCTAACGATTACTTCCATAATTATAAAATTAGATTATCAAGTTAGTATTATAGGGGCTTGCTAGCATTCAAGCCCCTAATATTTTTTAACTGAATTACTCAGCCATCATGATCAATTCTCCACATGCACGGGGATCACGTAACATAATACCTACTTCACCCAAGAAGTGTACTGAGTAACCATCCTTAGCATTAGAACGAACTTCTGTGTTAGAGTGAGCGTAACCAGCAGGAGTTACAGAACCAGCTGTACACCAGTTAACGAATTCACGATCTTTACGAACTACTTTAACAATATTGGCTTCACCATCACGACGACCCAAATCCAAGAATGTCATACGGTAAGATTCCAACGGTTTCAAAGTAACAGGATGCAACTGACGATTGTAAGTAGTATTGTCATACAACGGGAAATACTTCAAAGTCAATTCAATACCGTTAGACATTGCATAAGTTTTAAACTGACCACCGAACTTCAAATTATCACCAGAACCAGTTACGAATACTGTGTCAATCAAGTTCATGTTAGCCATCTTTTCTTTAAGTACACGGTCAAATTCACGCATACCCATTTCACCAGTCAAGGCAACGAACTTACGTTCATTAGTACCCAATACATTGTAAGACAGGTCAAACAAGAAGTCTTCCAACAGTTCAGCTGTCAAACGAGTATAATAACGTCTGTTAGACGGAGCAATCTGTTCCAGCAAACCAGCACCAATAAATGCAGGACGACCGTTCTTACCTTTCAGATTACAAGAACCATCTTTGTTTACGTTGTTCTGATTGTATACCAAAGCTCTTTCAAGACGTTTGTACCACTCACGCATTGCAACCCATTCCTGGAATGTAGACCACAAATAAGAAGTTTTACCAGTCTTAGGATCTTTCAAAGCTACTGCCATAACTGTAGAGTAAGCAGAACCTGTGATATCATAAGACAGACGTACTGTAGTCAAATAGTTACGCATCTTGAAGTGAGTATTGTAGTTCAGGATATCAGCCTCTTCACTGTATTCTTCATAAGCAGAAGCCAAACGGTTTACTTGGCAACCAGAAGCTAAAACAGCAGGGTCAATATAAGAAGCGGGACTACCATTAGATACAAATACTGTATAAACATACAGGTTGCCATCTTGATACGGAGCGTCCTGAATACGTGCTTGACTCTTATCATCAAATTCGATAGTAGCACCAGGACCAAACCATGCATCTTCCAACCACAAAGTAATAGGAGTATTACCCAAACCTGGGGTAGAATTTTCACCAATTGCAGCACCATTCCATTTAGCGTCACGAATTGTAACAGCTCTATCTTGGTCGATCATAACACCCCATTCAAATGAAGGCTGATCAATAGTCATTACATTTCCAAGACCACCTGTCAACATATCAAGAGAAGTACTGTAACCATTATCTTTAGTACCAAATACGTATGACAGGATAGTAGATACCTCATAAGGTCTTTGCTGAGAAGCGAGACTAATCTTATTAGTGTCGATCAAATCAGAAAACCATTTACCTTTGTATAATTGGAGGTTATTAAGAATATTATTATCCATAAAATACTAGTAATTTAATTTTTTATTTATATAATTAATTATTATGATATACGCAGTTGTCGTGCAGCTGAGAACCAAATTGGATCATCATCAGAACCCGTAGCTTGTTTTCTAGATTTAGTAGTAATACTACTAGATTTTAAACTTCGTCTAAACTTATCAATAGCTGAATTATTTCCTTCACGTTTAGCAGCCTCAATAAGTTTGTCAGCATTCATTGTAAAGTATGCTGATTCTATCAGATTCTTAACACCACCCTTAGCATAGTCCTTTTGGTACTTTGTTTTACCGTCTGTGTCTGGCTTAAGTATATAATCCATTAAAACCTTTTTATCTTTTTCAGGGACTGTAATACCACGTATATTCTTTAAGCCTTTTATTTCGCTAACAACGTTATCGTAGAATTGCTGTTGTCTCTGCAACTATATCTGATAAGCCTTTTTCTGATCCTCTAATAGCTGTTTCTTCTTTTCCTCTTTAATCTCTTTAAGATCTTCTAAAGCGTCTTGTGCTTCATCTTCAAGTAATCCAGCTTCTTCGTATCTACTTACTAACTTATCAATCTTCTTAGTAGAGAACCCTTTTTCTTTAAGTAATTGTTTTACTACCAATTTCTGATTAGTTTCATCTTCAATGTCAATATCATCTAAATCTAATTCAGCATCAATAGTTAAATACTTCTTTAAATCTCCACCTTGTTTTACGAAATTATCTAGTGCTTCAACTTCTTCACTAGAGTATTCAGGCTTACTATTTTCTTCAATGACATTTTGGAAGTAATTAATTAACTCATCTACACTCTTGGGTTTTTCCTCTCCTTCTTCAAATTCCCAATTGAGTTTTTCAGCCATAGCGTCAAAGAAGTTAGTAACAACATTTTCTTCATTATTATCTTCAACCTCTTCTTCCTCTTCTGTTTCTTCCTCAATAGTTTCTTCTTTACGAGGTCTACCAGGCTTACGTTTTGGTTTATCTTCAATATCTTCTTCTTCAATTTCTTCTTCCTCAGTATCTTCCTCTACTGGATTTTCTTTATTATTCTTTACTTCGATATTGTTCTTTTTAATATCTTCCAATTCTTCATCGTCTAGTGATTCAAATTCATCAGCATTGACATTAACGTTTTCATCAATATTTGAATTTCTAAAACCACCATCTGGATTAGGGATAAAGCTATCTAGTACAGCTTCAAATCCACCTAATGTCATTTTTTTATCCATAATTAAAATATTTAATTAGATTTATTTTTTCTTCTTTTTACCTTTATTCCATTTAGCAGCATTCTAAGCGAATATTGCTATCTTTCTTGTTACAGGATTCTTACTGTGAGTTAGTTCTTCGGTTGTCTTTCCTGTTTTCTTTTTAGTTGCATTGAACTTACCTCTATTCTCTGGCTTTATCTTTATCTTCTTCATAATTCTAAAATTGTTTATTTACTATTGGATAAGTACCAAGTAAAGGTATCTTGTTAAACCACTTTGTATACTATCCAGGTGTAGCAAATTGAAGATAAGCAGCTTCAATAGATCTCATATCTTTAGGCAAGGATCTTATAGCTTTCTTAATCTATCTAAAAGTTAGTAATAGGTCTTTCACTAGTATTCTGTGGTGGATCTTCATCTACAATACCACCATCTGCATACTTCTTCCAATCCCAGTACTTCAGCTAGGGATTATTCTCTCTAGCCTACTTATACTGTTGCATTCTCTATCTAAATGCTTCACGTTCCATAATTATTTACTTTTCTTAGAACCCTTTTTAGAGCTCTTCTTTCCACCTTTACAAGCCATAATTAATTCTCCTTATTACTTTTAATCTTAATGTACTTAAACCAAGCGAAATGTTTTCTTTGCTTACAGTATTCAAGATTAGTATCATTGTTATATGCTTCTTCTTCAAAAGACACATCATGATATCTATCTCCTTGTTTATCTGATAATCTAGCTATAGATATTATTAAATATTCAATACCATACCAAATATAGAAAGGCAACCACAACATTTCTTGCATCTATTTGAGATGAATCTTTTCGTGATTATATTCAATATCTGTTATTTTAGATTTATCTCTAGTAAATATCAAACCAAATATGTTGATATATTTATAACCCTTAAATGGTATAAATTTGTTCTGTATTACTTTCATATTACTTCTCTCCTGTCACCTTATTTCTTAATGCAGTCTTAGCTTTTAGCTTCTCTCTATCCATAGCAGCTTTATCAGACATACGTTGCAATTCAGTTTCATGCTTCATTCTATCTTTTTCAAGCTGTATCTTCTTATTTTCAGCTTCTCTCTTTTGCTCTATCTCTCTACGCTTATTATTAAGTTCTAATTGTTTAGTAGCAATATCAGAATTTATCTTCTACTATTCTAGTGCTTGTTTTCCTATTTCAATTGGATCAGGAATGCCATTCATATCTTGATCCATATTCTCAGCACCACGATAAGCATTAAGTTGTGCTACAGTAATTTTAGTAGCATTGTCTTGATCTACTTTATATTTTTCAAGATCCATTTCAGCTTCCTTAAGCATAAGTTCTTCTTCTTTAAGCTGATTCTGTTGTTCTGCCATTTGCTGTTGTGCTTGTTGTTCAGCTTGCTGCTGTTGCTGCATTTGTTCCATTCTTTTCTGTTCTATCTCTTCAAGTCTATTCTTAATCATACTCATGTTATCTAAAGTAATGATTTCAGCAATATCCAATAGACTAGCACCATTCTACATAGCAGGTTGTAACAGTTGCTTTAATTGATCTATATATTGTTGATTCTTAGTACTATCATCTACAAATATATCCATATCTTCATAGAAGAAATTATCAGATAATTGTACAAATGCTCTAGTGGCATCATCCAATATATAATTCAAGTATCTCTTACTATCTTTCCAAGCAGCTTTAGAAGTATTCAACAGCATAGTTAATACTCTTCTCTTCACCTAATTATGATTCCAGAACCAAGGTTCAGTAATATGATAAGACATATTAACAGCAGTATTAGCATTACTTACTAATTCACTAGCAGCAATCTGTCCTTGTCTTTGTGGGGTAATACCAGTAAGCTTAGCTACCATATCTTCAATCTTTTGCATCAATTGAATATACTCAGCTATTACGTTACTCATAGTTAAGTCCCAAGAAGATAACTAGTTGAATTGAGATGGCTTACCTCCTTCACGTCCTGGTATATCCCATCCTTCATCATAAGGATTGATGAAAGCTACACCTAGTGCACTTAAGTAATGCATCCACTTATTAACATCAATATTCATAGATTTAGGTATCTAAGTAATATCCATTACTGCTACTTTACCTTTATCTCTAGATAATGCTAATTCAAGTCTATACCATACCACAATATACATATACTGTAATGGTTTCATCATACTTACTAATGATCTAGGCTTACTATTAGTATTGTTGTACACTACACCAGTGTAAGGTAATTTCTGTGAATTAGGATTATCAGCAGATATATGTTGATATTCAATAGGCTGAATTCCTATGTACATATCATCACCGATTCTATATCCTTCCCATACTTCAATAATCCAATCCCATTCTACAGATTGTTCAGTACCTGTTACTTTATAATCTTCATCTACTTGAAATTCTTCAACTTCTCCAGTTTCTGGGTTTAGTAAAGTAACAAATCCTATCTTTTTGAAAGACTTCCAACAGCAATGATATACTACTATATGATCTATATCAAATGGATTATCTGTAAAACTATTAATCTTGTGTAGTTTAATAGATTCATAATCTATACTAGTCTTTCTTATCTCTGGATTATTACCTGCTCCAGGTCTTTGATCAATAAGTTCTAGTAGTTCATTCAGTTGTCTTTCAGACATTTTATCATAGAATCTGTCGTATATTTCAGTAGCAGACATGATCATCTTTCTGCGGCACCATGCTGCATCATCTATAAATTCTAAGTCTAAAGAATGCTCATAATCAAAGTACATAGGGTTTACTCTTTCTACATAAGGATCTCCATTGATTACACCTATGTAGTATATTTCTTCTCCGCCTATTAAGGCATCTTTCCAGCCTTTATAGAATTCGTGGGTAAGATTCAACTTTCTTTTTAGGAATTGCAATGCGTGATAAGCTTCAGTTTCTGCTATATCTTTGTAATCCTTCTGTACATACTTAGCTATAGCTTCCGGGGTCTATATTTCTCCTGTAGCTAATGCTTGTTCATATCTAGCTGCTTGTTCTGGACTTAACTTGCTAGCTATAGTAGCCTGAATATAATCCATTAGCATTTCTTTGGCTTTTTCCTATAGTTCACTAGCAGCTATATCACTTGTGCGTTGTGGATGAAAATTAAAAGGTCTTTTAGTTTCTTCACCAAGTAACTAATCTACATACGGTTTAATAATATTATAATCCTATGCCATAGCAGGAAATCCATCATCTTGTTTAAATGGATTAGTTACATATTTAAGATCCTTTTCATTATATATGCTATTATATAAATCATAGTAAGTCTACATCTCGTCAGATCTAGATCTACCATTACCACCAAATCCTGAATCTCCAGCGCCTACTACATAATCTACGCAGGCTTCTTTCCAGGCTTGTGTCTTTTTTGACATTGGTAGTTTCTGTGCAGGGAAACTTTTAGTATTCTTCATAGTTAAAATGTATATACATTATCGTCATTAGAAAATACTCTAGGAGTATCATCGTTAAACCAACTCTGCGCAAAAATTGGTCCATCAAAGAGCATCTTCTATTTATTTTCTTTTTCTTTCTTTTTAACAACTACATTATACAGTTGTTCTCTATATATCATAACCTACATCAACGCCATCACTCGGTCAAAGTTACCTGTATCATTATAGCTTATTAGCTCTTCTAATAGCGGCTCTGATAGTATCCTAGTTAGGTTTTTCTTACCTGGTGCATACTCTTCATTCAACCATTCTTTTATCATACCTTCACCCCATTGCTTTATCTACTTATTCATGTGACAACCTTTTCTTCTTTGTACTTTAGAATTACTAACTATATCATTAATAATATCAGGTTGATCAGCTAATAAGTAATCACAATGCTTAGCAGTAAAGTAAGGGAATAGACCTTTGCGTTCATTTTCATACATTATACGCGCATTATAGTATAATGCTAACTTACGTAAGTTTTCATAGTATTCCTCAGCTGTTGCAGGTCTACCAGTATATTCAGCTACTATAATATCATAGTACTCTTCAAAGTTCTAAAACCTCTTATATACTATAGATGATCCTAATGAATTAGTACCAGACTAGTCATGATCATAAGGGTCTACACCTATTATATATAATCCAGCTGTTGCATCTTTAGCTGGATGTTCCCATATAACTATTGAACCAGTAGGATCATCATCTTTACCAAGTGGATACTTAGTAACATCACCGTGTTTCTTAGGTATCCATTTGATACTACCAGACTCATCAAATATTAAATCACCCACTTGTTTATGATTCTATAACTAAGTATTAGTACGAATAAGTCCTAATTGCTCCTGTAATTCTTTCTTAGGAAATATATTACCGTTAAATTCTAGCATTGCTTCTTGTGGAGTAATAGGACGCTCTGCAACATAACGGTCTATAGCTGTAGTATTAGTAGCTGTACTTATTACCTTTCTACGTTCATCTAATATAAATTCAAGGGAAGGTTTAGTAATAGTATTACCATCATCATCCATGTATATTCTATTACCATCATCATCTCTAGTATCTAGATTAGTATACTATGGAACAAAGAATCCACACAATTTATCTGTAGGTGTACTATCCCATATGTTCTCAAATCCTAAACAATTGTATCCATCTGGATTATAGAACATATCTTTCATAGTTTCAAATGCAGAGCCTTCGTCACCACCAGTTCCCCATACAATCATAGTACCAAACGCTACACCGTCTTGTTCTACAGATGGTCTAGCAATTTGCCACGCAGCACCTAATTCTGAGAATGAACCTCCTTCTTCAAATAGAATTAATTTAGCACGTTTACCACGTACTACATCAGGATTATCTTTCAAAGTAACGCCAATAATCTCTGACTTATAACCCATTTCTACTTCATTGCCAAATTCATCTTTAGTCCAGAATCCAGCTCGTTTACGCATAGTACTGTTAACAGATCGTTTCTTACCCCAAGCTGTATTCTTATCTATAAAGTCCATATAGTCCCAAGCTTTAGTAAGAATACCATCTTCGGTAAGATACTGCTTGTTAGAAGCGTATATATATGTTTTACTATTAGGTATCAAATAATAATTACGACACGCCATAGCTCCACCTTTATAACTATATCCTTTGCGACGTGATTTAAGTAGACATATATGTTTTCCTTTATTTTCTGCTTCTTGTACTGCCTAGAAGTAGAAATAGTCATAATCATAGAAATCTGGAAATGTTACTACACTATCTCTTTTTATTTTAGTTTCTCCATTAGGTAGTTTAGTAATAGTGTTAACTATACGTTGCATTGGACAAAAGTTAATATAAAAATAGTTATACCCAGTGATGTAATCTCCATCCTCTGCGGTATAACCATTAATGCAACGATCTCTCTATTCGTCCCAGTATTGAAAGTATTCTGACGAACCAGCTGGATATAAACAATAACGCCCTGTAGTTAAAAACTACAGAGCTGGCTATCTAAACTTATCACTATTTATTATTTTCTTCTAGAAGTCAATCATAGTTTATTCTTTAATTGGTCGCCCTACCACCGAATCGAACCCGGACCTAGAGGGTTAGAGCCTCTCGTGCTACCACTACACCATAGGGCAATATGCCAGGGAATATTTAATGTCTGTCCCTGTCAGACCTCTCTATCAGTTCAACGAGATTATTTCTTAAACAAACTCTTTAGCCAATGAATAGTACGCTTGATAATACCTTTCTTCTTAGGTTCAGCTACTGCTTCTTTCTTATATTCTTCAATCAAAGACTCACTAGCTTCTTTAACTGCTTTATTTGCTTTTTGTTTGTTATCAATTTCTTTCTCAAGCACATCACAAATCTCTTCAGTGCTATTACATTTTGTTAAATCAAGTACTTTCTTCATAGTTTCTTTATTTATATTCATATAACGTACTCATTAATTTATTGTTATAAACTTGTGTATAATTTGCACAAATTAAGCTAATTCATAAGGATTAATCTGAGCATCTCCACGTACTTTAGTAGTACTAACTTCTTCAGCTTTAACTGCTTTTTCGAGGAAATCTAGTGTCTGAAAGGTAGCTTTTACTTTTTCCATACCAGCTAATAGATCTTTAATCTTCTTTTCATCTAGTTGCTCTTCTAGAGAATCTTCGTAATACTTACTAATAGTATCTACTTTGTTTCTCATACTATCCAGCATCCTCAGATTCCTAGTGTATATTAGCTTCTTATAATCATCTTCACAGGACTTCTCTTCTACTGTAAGATTATAATTCTCATCACCAAAGTATAACTACTTAAGCTTCTTTTCTCTGATATCTGGTTCTAACTGAAGTACATATGGAGATTTAAAATACCACATAAGTACTATATAACTTATTACATTTGTAGCTTGTGTTTTGTCTGGCTTATCAGCCTCCCATAACTTTTTAAAGAATGGGAGACCTAAAGCATCAGGGTGTATTACTACTTTACCACCATTGATATCAAATAGTTTCATCGTATAGATTCGCAACAATCACAACATAATCCTTCGTTATTAATTTCGCTTTGCTTACTAGCTTCATATTTTTCTAGTCTTACAAAGTAATCTTCAAATAATTTTCCCGGTACTAAAAAATATTCTGTTTTGTTGTATCTATCTTCAATACCATAAAAACTGATTATTATATCTCCAGGTTTAGCTGTATATTTATGTTCACCATTAATATATACTTCGCTCTCTTCTTTTATACAATATGCATTTCTAAGAAGGCTGTTAGACCCCAATGGTGCTGGATTCAAATTGTTATCTAATTCAATAGGATAACATTCATTACTTATTAAAACTTTCTTCATAATTACTCAATTACTTCTTCAACACTAGGTTCAAAATTCTCTGGCATGAATTCTTCAGGATGCTGAGCTCTATATTCTTCTTCTGCTTTAGTATTAGTAATAGCGTCTAATAGTTGATAGAATTTCAATTCTACCGCTTCTTGTTGTTCAGCAGGAATCTGATTAGTGATTAATTTATTCATTAACTCCTTCATTACATCCTCTGTGAATTCTCCTTGGACAATATCGGTCTTATATCTACTATCACCGATAACCACTTCTATAAAACTTCCAACCCCTGATGCACTTACTGGAGTAATTGTAATATTTAAATTTTCCATAATTATTCTTTTACTTCTTTAATTTCATTATTTTGTTCTGCTGTAGCTTCTCCGAATCCTTTTTCTCCTCTTTCTGTTTCACTCAATTCTTCTACCAAAGTAGGTTCTAATATAGAACAAGGTACAATAACTAATTGAGCAAATGGTTCATCTATAGTATATACTGTAGGAATAGCATCTGTAGTTACTTTAAATTTAGCCATTAACTCTCCACGATAATCAGAATCAATCACTCCAATACCATTACACATAATAATAGATCTTTTAGAGATAGATGATTTCATACAGATAAATCCAACATATCCTTCAGGAATTTCTACAGCAATATCAGTGTGATATACTAGTACTAACTTGCCACTATTATCTACTTCTTGAGTAATACGAGTAGTATATAGATCTAATCCTGCACTGCTACTAGTAGCTCTAATAGGCAACTTACCTTCAGATTTTTTAATCTCTTCTGTGCCGTCTTCTTTCTTTACTGAGTAATCTAACTTTTTAAATTTCAATTGTTCCATAATTATTTATCTTGTTCAATATCTTTTGTATTAATACTAATTGCTTTACCGTGATGAAATCCCCAATCTAAGAATACTGTATTACAAAGTACATGATCTATATGAGGTAGTCCACTTTCAGGATCTATTAATTCTCCTTTGTCTATAGCAGTAAGATGTCTTAGTAATGCTGCTTTATATCTTTTCCAAAAATCTGGAAGATTTTGCCAACTATTATCTGAGTATTTCTGAGCTCCATAAGTAAGTACATTACCAATATTCTCAACTACATCTAATGGAACCAAATCCATTCTTACTTTACCATAATCGTATTTCTTACCGTCATTCTCCATCTTCAATATACTTATTAGTTAAACAGTTGTACAATCCTTTTATCTGTAACTGTCTAGTTTCAATATTATCTGTGTCTTTTAGTTTAGCTAAACCTTCTAGAATGTCATCTAGAAATTCATTATATGTTAACGAATAGTCATTTATCTTCTTATCCACAACTTCCATTAATTCCCTTAACTCTTCGCTGATATTAGAACCTAATCGTTTAGTATTGTTCTTCTCAAACTCCCATAGAGCTAATGAATCTTCTTTACTTTGTCTTTCCATATTCTTTCATTACTTTAACAAAACATCCAGCAACCCAACCAACTAAGTAAGCATATCCTTCATTGCCACCAGTTGAAAAATCTTCATTATTCATACCTGTAATTTCAAAGTAATAGTCAGAAATGTGAACAGATTCATGGGCTATGTTAGCACTATCTACTAACTCTGGCTTATATATTATACACAGTATTCCAGCAAAATAGTTAAAGTTTTGAATAACAGGTCTACATTCAGCTACTACATCATAATGATAAGCATTGGTCATTGCATCTTGAGCATTTTCTAGTATCTTATTGAATTCTGGAGCAATCTCTAATATAGAGAACTTCTTGCATAGAAACTGTATATCTTCCTCACTCTCTACTATAGCTATCCAAAGTGTTCTAGGATACATATTATTAAACTTTCTTAGTATCATATTCTTAATAGTCTACTGTCACTAATTGCTACATACATCTGTATATTGTTAAGTAATACAGGATCAAAGTAAATAGAATCTAACCAGTGAATCTTATAATTGGGCGTTAAGCATTCTTCAATAAACTGTCTCATTTTGTTTCTTTGTATCTCTTTTTTAATTTAAGTTTAAATAAGTAAGCAAACATAATATCTTTAGTATCTTCATCATTTGACATTACTTCTTTAGCAAACTTAAATGGACTATTGCATATTACTTCTATAACAGGATAAGGTAAATTATATTTGTTTGCCAGACTTGAGTAAATTGATATCTTTTTTTGCTGTTGCATTTATATAATATTCACTAGTTTCTAACTCTGTTAAAGATTCTCTGATAGTATTAGGTCTAATAGAATTTATTATTACTACAATATCAGATTCATCTAAATCGCGATTTCTGTATAGTATATCAGATAATTTCTTGATTTCTTTATTAGAGTAAGGTTTCTTCGGAACGAAAGAAGTTAATTTTAAATTAGAACGTAAGTTAAAGAGATGTCTAAAATATCGTACTAACCTATTACTTCTATTCTCTACATGTACTATATGCCCATTATCAAAGATCATATAGAAATGTTTATTATTTATTTTATTATTCATTTACTCTTAGTATTAATGTTATTTGCACCCTATCTTTTATTATCTCTGGAATTAGTATCTTATTAACTACTAATTCATCTTCTGCTTTTCCCTGTACTAAAAGACCCTCTTTCTTGAACTTACTTATATATCTACTTAAGTTATCTGGAGTAATACCCATAGTACTTTTAATCATTCTACGATTGTCAGTATTGGCTACATTTTTACTTACACCAGGTATTGGAGTAAAGTTCACATCTAATTCAACGAACTTAGTAAGTAACTCCAATTCCCTATTTGTAAGTTGTAGTATACCATTTAAAGCGTTAAGGTATTCATAGTAAAGATTGCCTTTATTAACAGTCTTTACTAATTTATTCATCTAACAAATCTTTAATACTGTTGAGAACTTTATTTAAATTGTGGTATACAGTTTCTGCTTCTACTTTAACACATTGTTGCACATTACCTTCATTATAATCCTTCATTAGTTCATTATAATCTTTAGTATATGTATCAATCAAAGTATTAACATATTCTTTTACTTTCTCTAACTTATCGCAACAGCATTCACATTCATCCACACCTTCTTGTGCTTCTTCACTGTACCAAATTACATAATCTTTATTGGCTAATTCTTCCATAGTAGAAGAATCAAATGCCATTGAAGTATAAGTTTCTGTATCTGATACTACTTCAGATTTCTGAAGTTCCCACAAGTTTAAATCTTCAACTTTAGTAAACACATCACCTTTTTCAGCGAAGCTAAAATCCTTAATTACTTTGTATCCTTCCATATGTCTAACTTTTTATTTAATATCTTTTGTTTAAATTCTTGTATTCTGTTAAAGTTCTTCTTACACTCTTCATACCCATCAATTCTGCCTTGAATGTATCCTTCGTGTTTTCCTTGAGCATAAGTAAGAGCACCAAAGCCAATAACACTTACAAGTATTATTATTATTGTTCCCATAATGCCCTTAAAACGCACTAATATAAAAAGTGTTTAAAATATTTAACATTTATTAATGTTTAGTAAAGTAATAGCAAAAAGAATGCCCTGCTTTGATGGCAGGGCAGCGACTTAATACTCTAAAATAAAACATTCAATCATGAATGATAGCTTATTTAACGACTTTAGCTACAACGTCGTATGGTTTAACTAATTGTGAGTCTTTAAATAGATCAAAGTCTTTAGCAAATTTCTTAGGGTATACTATAGTATCACCAACCTTAATGGTACTATCAGTACCGATTGGAATAGATAGAACAATACCTTTTGCAAAATCTGATTCAACTTCTTTAGTATGAGTCTTTACTTCATACTTATTAAAACCTTCTTCGTCCTTTTCCCCAGTAGGGATTTGCTCTGTATATTCTTTAGTAACCATGATAGGAGCTAAAGGTTTTACCAATATATCTTTTTCAAAACTATATTCCAATCCGTTTACCACTGTTTCTAGTACTTTATCTTCCATAATATTTACTTTATAATATCTATTAACGCAGTAAGTAAAGTAAGGTTACTCATCTATGTGATTAAATTTACGCTTAAAAATATATCCTTTATGGCAGATGTCCATTCTATCTTTAAAGTTAGCGCAGTTCATATTATTAACAAACGCACAACCTACACAACAACCTTTACTAAGCTCAGGAGTAGCTATATAAGTTTTATTCCTGAAAACATACTCAATTCTATCTGCTTTTTTTTGTTCGTTCTTTTCCATAGTAATACCGTTTTAGGGGCTACCTTTTTTATTCAAAGACCGTCAGAAAGGTAGCTAAACTGAGCCTACCTACGATTAGGATTCCCTGGTGCGCTTCTACCTTATGGCAACTTCTTTAAGCGTGGAACGTACTACGATCCCGTGTACTTAGGGCACATTACTTTGTTAATTTATTTAGTATGATATAAGCTAGGCATCCTAACATACCTACTAAACATAGTGCAGTAAATTCTGTCATTTAACTGTATTTATTTCTTTCTTAAACTGTTTATATAAATCTTCAGAGAAAGTATATTCTATTTGTCCTGGTAAAGTAAAGGATCTATAATTATCATTTAATTTATAGTTCTTACTTATCTTACTTAAGTAAAGGCAATTAGAATACTGTTGATCTCTTTGTCTTATAAAGTAGTAATTCATATTTATACTGTATTTAACTGTATTTACTGTATACAGTAACGTACATTTAACTATATTGGTTATTATTATTAACATTTATTATGAATATTTATTTAAGTTTAATAGCTATTTTTTAACATTATTTAAAATAAAAATATATAAAAAATTTTTTTGGTGAAGAAATCTGTGTGTGGGAAGCTGTACAAAATCAAGCCCCCTCTCTCTTTAATCGGGGGAAAGACCCCGTAGTAGTAACATTAATAAGTAAAAGTATGGCTAAATCAGATTTCAACAACTCAGTATTTGTAGTAAAAGTGTATGAACACACTATTCCTTTAATCGTAGAAGTATTTCCAGCAACTGAACAAGGTATCAGTGATGCACATCAGTATTGTGAAATTATGGAAAGAATTGGTAAAGGAAGATACGATGTGGTTGTGCCTATCACACAAACTAACCATTAAATAAAGGGATAATTAATTTTATCCCTTTATCTCTTCTTATTAATATATAGCGCAAATTATAAACCCATAAATATCAACAACTATGAAAGTAAAAGTAGACTATGACAGAAGTGAAATCGTTGAATTTCAATCTGAAGCAGACAAAGGACACAAGTATTTAAGATTAATATTTGTGCCTGAGAAAATGTCATTACTAGAAAGAGCAGTAAAAGGACGTTCATCAGAATATCAGATGAACTTCTATCCTCAAAGAGATAACGAAGGCACAATAAGCCAAGAGTTTGAAGATGCTATCATTGATGCATTTAACAACAAAGCAATCGACAAAGAACCTGTTTATGTAGACAGAGTAAGTGTAGAGATTGCACCAGTTGTTATGACTTATCAAACAGATAGTAGAAGAGGAAACTATTCTAAAGGTGATGTAATCATGGAAGGTAACAACGCTAGAATTTACACAAGCATCCAACTTACTTGCTTGATGAAAATTGTAAAAGGCGAAGAAGTACCAATAATGAGTGAAAACGAGCTTAAAACTCGTGCAAATGCTATCAGAGCATATCGTATTGATGAAGGTCAATGGTATGATGCTGAAGAATATTTAGCAAATGCGAATGACGAAACAGAAGAAGAGGAAGAACAACCTGACATCATAAATGATGAACCAGAACAACCAAAACAACAACCTCAGAATCGTCAACCAAACAGACCTGTCAGAAGATAAACTAAAGGAGCAGTGCAAAAAGCACTGCCCTTTTTAAAAAGAAGCAACAAAACCAGACAATGATATAATCAATACATCATGAAAATTCTAACTAAAATCATTAAAACAAGTGCAGCAATTGCAGCATTATCGGCAATAGCAGCAATTATAACAGGTATAGTATTTGAAAGCGTAAAACTAACAAGTTATTTTCTTGGAATATTCATAGCACTCAGTCTAATCAATCTAAATATCTACATAATATTAGGTATATTAGGTAAAGACACTAAAGACTTAGAAAATTAAGAACATATCTATGATAAAGCTTATAAATATTATAACGCAAAACATAATATTACTAGGATGTTGTGCTATATCAATATTTATATTATTTGTATTAATCACATTTATTAAAAATGTAGACGATTTTGCAGCAATAACAAATATGTATGATTATATACGTATGCAAAATATAACGATAAAGATTGATACAATAATATTTAAAACAATAGTAATATTATCTCTTAGTAGAATCAACAATGCTATTTAGATTTGATTATCTTTATAGTAACTAAATTAAAAAACTAATAACTTTCCAAGACATTGAGGACACCAGTTTCTTAACTAAATAGTAGAGCATTAGTGTTAGCAATAGGCTCTATATTGAAACTAACTGTTAAGTTTTAGGTGTAAAATGCTAATTATTTATTTCTATATTGTAAGGATACAGCCATACTATCCTTTACTTTATTATTACTTAACCATACACTACAGTCTGTGAAGATAGTAGTGTTTTAAACAGATTATTAACTTAAAATTAAGATAAAATGAAATGACTAAATTAATCAAACCAGTAATGATAGATAATATAATACGAAGTGGAGTAGTATTAAAGTCTAGAAAAGCTTATAAAGAAATAAGTACACTTAAACTTACAAATATGTGTGCCGTAAGAGCATGTGATGATAGAAGTAGTTGTGCTTATTATAAGCCTTGTGCAGATATATCTATGTGTAAGATTTGTTTCTTAAATGCTAATAATTATTTGAATGTGTTAAAGTATATAAAACATAATAAAAACAAATTCCCATTAACGTCAACATTATGAAGACAAGAAAACACTTTATCAGAAAGTATGAACTCTTAGCAAGATGTATTCAAACTAACTTAGAGTTATTTATACTACAATAGTAATGCAGCCAAGAGACAGTGGCAAGCCTGACAGAATGCAGAGCCTTAACTACATGTAGTATTAGTATCATCGTAGTGTGTGGTACAATTATTGTAAGCACTATCTAAACTCAGTATGAAGGAGTTTTCACTATTTTAGATTTGAAAAATAGTTCTGAGCATCTGTCACTAGATGAACAAAGAGTGACAACGTAACTATGCGTAAATAGTAGGGGACAGCATTAGCTGTCCTCTTTATATGTTTAATCAATAAACTAAAAAAAGATATGACATTAGAACAATTTCAGAATCTTAAAATCGGCGACATAGTAGTAGCTAAATTAGTTAACTCAAAACAAAGTCGCGTTAACCCTGTTACTAATATTGACAGAGGAAATCTAAAACTACACATAGGTAAGAGTGGAAAATGGCGTAGCTATTTGCAATTTGAAGTATTAACTGCGGATTACGTAGTTAAATGGATCAAACGGAGAATAGACAGTAAATCATCTCCTCATTTTACTATTGAAGTTAAGAGTGATACTGAAGTAACATTTAAAATTCATAAAAAGGTACAATTCAATCAATGAAAAAGTTAACAGAACAACAAAAAGTCAGAAGGCAAATATTATTTAATATGCCTTATTTATTGCTTACGTTTCTTATTAAAGAAAAAGTATTAGATAGATTTCTAGATAACACTAGTAAATATGCAATCGTTCATAGCATAAACCTATCGTGTCTTTATACAAAATTAAGAGATCCTTACGCAGCAATCGAATGTACATTCGCATGGGATTGTACAAAAGAAGGATACAATTTTTGGAGAGAACTCAACAATAAGTATAAAAGCATATGGGAAATGAACGATTCTGGCGCATTGTTATTACGATCAGATTATTGGTATACTTACTAATATTATTAGCAGTAGTAATAGCAATAGTATTTGTAGCAAATAGTATTTAATCAATAAATAATTATTATGCAAAAGTTAATGTATTTTTTATTTGGACTCATAACTGCATTATTTGCAGCTGTGATGATTATTGAACATCAAGGAATATATTTCTTTGATGAAGAAGTGTATGGACTGTTATATACCGATTATTGGAATTATTGGTATTACTCTAAAGTAGTGATAATCGCACTATTTATATTCTGCGTATTATCTTTTGTATATACACTTGGCAGTGGATATAAAGATAAAGACAATGGATACAAAGAAATCAAACCAAGCTGATTTAGCAGATATATGGTGGAATAAATTTGAAAACTGGTATGAAACACATCCAGTAACAAGAGTATTAATTGTAATAGATGCAATATTAATAGCATTTATATACTTAGTATTAACTTAAAACATTATCAAAATGAGTGAATTTTTATTATTACATGACAATGAATCAGGAGAAAAGCCAGCCGCTGTAAGAAAAAGTATTATCTCTTCAATTCTTCCATCAGAAGATTATTCAGAAGGATCAGCTATCTTCACTAGAGATGATGACGGAGAAACTATGATTCTTGAAGCAAAAGAGTCAGTAGAAGAGATTTATAACATGTTAAACGATTAAACAACATTTATCAAAAATGAAAAGTAAATACGTATTTTGGCTAATTGCAGCAATAGCAGCATTAGCAATTTTTATCAGTTGTGCAAGACCTCGTAGTCCTAAAGAAAAACAAATCCCTGAAACGGATACAATTGAACAAGTAGTAGCACCAACAGTACAAGAAGTGCTACAATGGCGTGAAAGTATGAGATTAGACAAGTATGTAGATAGTGTGTTCTTAGTTATGCCAGAACAAGTACTAACTCAAATACTTGTAACTAAAGGTACAGATTTATCAAATCATGAAATTGTTTCTATTTATATTAGTAACAAAGACTTTTATGATAAATTAATAAAGAGGAGTATGAATATACAAAAGGAATATATACCAGATAGTATGCCAAGGTCCTCATTACCACAACTTAATAGTGACTCAATTCATGAAGCTATTAATTATTAAATTAAACAAGGTTACTTCAGTCTGTGAAGATAGAAGTAATCGTTCTTACTGTGAGAATCAGTGACAAACATGTGGGGCTTATATCTAATCATTTTAGATGGCAGTATTACTGTCGTCTGAAGGTAGGTGGAGGAGATTAGTATTAGTGCAGACGTTAAAACCATGTACTCCAATAAGATTAGTTTGACAGCTATATCTGCTTATGAGTTAAAACTAAGTGAGAGTCATTTTAATTAGTATTTCAATTAAGCTGTATTAGTGTAGAAGTTACGATGTGAATCGTCAAGCCTGCAATATACTGCAATATATTGTATAAACTGTTACATGCCTTCTTTATTTACTGTAAGCGTACAGTAGAAAATGTGTGTTAATATATAATTAAGATTGATAAAACCATCTAGTTGCAGCTAGACGTCCTCAAAATATTGTATAATTAAAACTATTAAATATGAAAGAATGAATATTTTTAAGAAAATCAAACTGAAAATCAGTAGTTACAGAAGGCTAAAAGCCTATCATAGTAACATCAAGCGACTTGCTGAATTAGAATTATTAGATAATCCTAAACGGCAGAAAGAAGTTGCATTACGTTCACAATGTTTAATTCATGGGCACAAATGGAAAAATGAGCTTAATAACAATGAATTAAATATTCCTATTACTAAAAGAACTTACTGTGAAAGATGCGGTAAGTACTATAGTCAAGAAATTTATAAACAACTTTAAATTCATATCAAATGAAATCTTTAAACTTTGTAATTATTGGAATCCCTGCATCAATCAATCAGGAAAGTATTGTAACAGCAGTAGCTCTTATGGCTAAAAAACTTGGTTTATCAGAAGTACATACAGAAATACTTGAAACAAGTAAATTTGTAACTAGTTCTTCAAATAAACAAATGATTGAAAACATCTTGAAAGATGTTATTACTGTGTGTACAGCAGCTGGTCTAATGAATATCGCTGCAATTAATGCCAATTTTTGGAAATTAATTGAAGATGGTAAGTTAACTAGACCACAAATTGAGATGATGCTGGATGAAAAAGAAGTTACAATCGAGTATCTCAACAAAAAGGGATGCGCTTATATCTTTGACCTTTTAGTACAAGCAATTAGAGTGTTATAATCATGGGAAAGACCTATAAAGAATCTCATTTTCCAGGTTCTAAGCAATCAGGAAAAGCAGCTGAATATCAGTCTAAAAAGAGAGTTAGACATTCTAAAATGCAACCGTATAAAAGGGAAAGAGCTATTGTTTAACTAAGAATTACTAATTAAGTAGTTATGATAGAATCCAATCAACACAGAAGGTTATAACGCCAGACCCCTAAAGGTGATTAATACCTACGGACTATACAACGGTCAACCTTATTTAAGGTCAGGAGAAGGAAAAGGGCTAGCTATCGAATAAGGCGTACGAATAGATAGTATAACTTTCTATTTCTTTATTATTATGTGGACAAAAGAAGAACTAGAAAAGAAAACAAAAGAAGAACTAATAAGTATCATTATTCAAATGCAGATAGATATTCGAGAAGAAAGAGATGAAATCTATCGCAGAAGCTTATTAGATACTTTTTAAGATTAATTCATTCACTTAAATAAATCAATTATTAACAATTAAAAATCAAAAAATTATGAAGAATTTTATGAAATTAACTGCAATTATGTTAGGTGTAGCAATGTTACGTGACAAAGCAACTGATGAAAATTACAACTTTGAAGCTGGTATGAAAAAACAAGAAGAAAAAGACGGTAAAGTTGAAGCATCAGCAGTTACTGAAGCAAAGAAACAGATCCAACAAGAACAACTTGAACGTGAATCTCGTGAAGTAAAACGTAGAATTCAGGATTGTGAAAAAGCTGTTTCTAGAGCAGAAAGATACGGACGTTTTGCATCAAAACACAAGAACATTATGAAAGACTTTTCTGAAGGACTGAAGAAAGCTCAAGCTCAGTTTGAAGCTACTGGTGATTACAAAGCTTGGGACAAAAAGTACTCAGAACTTACAGATAAGAAAGACGAAGCTATCGCAAAAGCGAAAGAAGAAGTCTTTGGTTCAAGATACGAAAATATCTATCTTTAATCAACATCCGTATTCTAAATGCTTTTATGCTAAAATAGAATAAAAGTCTAACCGCAAACTATATAAGTCGCATTGTCGCATTAAGGAGTTCGGGTAGATCGAACTGAATTGACAGTTCTATTTAATGCTTTTATGCTAATAATAGGAATACATGCCTACTGATCATGTGCTATAGTAGATCATTTCTTCACTCCGTATGCTTTATGCTCCAAGGGTAATGATTCTCGGGGAGAATCCTGAAGAATAGTCTTATAGACGAAAAACAGTAAGTATATCAAAATACATATACATATAGTACTTATATGTCTATATTTCAATCGAGTCTCTAGCTTGCTAGATGAGCACTTGGTATAATATGTATTCTGTCAAAGACTATAAATTCTAAAGTAATAGCAGCTTTATGCTATTATATACTAGATTTAATGCTTTTATGCTCATAATCAACGGTATGTACTATTACTTTAGAATTACATATTAAGTATAGAGAGTTTGATCGCTCTCTATACTACTAAAAGAGTATATTGCACTATTATATCAACCCAATGATATATGAAAACTCGTGTATGATGTATATCTCTCTAATTGAGGCGTTATCCGATCTGCCAGGATATGAAGGCGCAGAGGTGTGCAAAACTCTTTATATTTACAACTTAAAATTATTTATCATGAGCTATATTGCAGCAGATATGTGGGGTGAACATCTATTCTATAATAAACCTGTTAGATATGTTCATGAAACAACAAAAAGAAGTTGGTGGATAGATCCAAAACATAATAATTCTATTAGTGTACCAATAGGTACGGCTAAACTATTTAATGATGCAGGATTCTTATATACTCATTATGTACCATTTGATAAAAGAAATATGTGTTTTGGAGATAATCCTATAGAAATAAAAGTATATTGACTGTTAGGTCATTGGATGAATCGTTTGGACGAGGGTTCGACTCCCTCATGCTCCACGTTGGAAATTATAATAATACAATACGCCCATGCTTGTTTTAACACCCTGCTATAAGTAATTGTTATTAAGTAGACGCAATAAAGGTATTGTTTATTGGGTTCTAAAGTTTCTTTCCCTAAAAGAAGCAAGCGGGGCATTATGGTTTTGACAGCGAGGATGAAAATGAATAGGTCAATAACGTCAGAAATGACAAATCTTTTGTAACAGACTATACTCATATTGCAGCGTAATATGATTAGTCAACGGCTAAGCTAATGTCGTAAAAAGCTGGTTAAGAAATACTATGGATGTAACGGGTAACATCACAACACTGATAAGGTTGAGTTATAGGTTCGAGTCCTATTAGTATTGCAAATTATCAAAATTAAAAACAAAAAGTATGAGTATATTAGATTTATTAAAGAAAAAGACTGCCAATGAAAAACAGAACTTTTTAAATTCTATAAGAATTAAAGCATCTACTAAATTAAAAAACACAGACGATAATAAAATAATAGATATAATAAGTATAGTAGATGCATTTAATTCATCTTTATCTGTTACTAATTTAATTGAACAATCCTCATGTGTTCCTAAACAAAATATAGTTTTACCTACAGAAATATTAGGTCAGGGTATAGATCAAATACCTTTACAAAAATATGACATCATTAGAGCGAAAATAGGTCCAAGTACACACTATGGAGTAATCTATAAAATAGATCCTGAACTAAATATTGCTTGGACAGTAAGTATAACTAGCGATATTGCTTTAAATAATCTAATTCCTATTAAAAGAAGCAGATTGTTTAAAACATTCTTTGTAGCTTATTTTCATCCTGTATTCTTAGACAAGAACAACTACACTTTTTGTAATGTTTTTGATAATAAAGAAGAATTTGATGAAGCTATAAAAATCATTAAAAAGTATTATAAAACAAACTTTAGAGTATGAGAATAGATTATAACAAGGTATCAATTATTCCTTTAGATTATAATAAAGGAGATAAAGGTTTATGACTAGCAGTTAAAAAGAATAATAAATATATTCTGAGATTACTAGCTATATTTGAAACAGCTCTCATTGAACAAATCAAAATAAGCAACAGAGATTTGTTTGATTATAATGTATTTTACAATCTGAAAGAAGCATTATTAGATTATGATTTTACTTTAACTAAAAAGAATTATAATCAATTAGATGCTTTAGCTTCAATAAATGAAAAGAAACATTATGAACAATACTTAAAAACATTTTGTAGATGAAAAAGACTTTAAATCAATTAAAGGCAAGTAGAAGGAACTTATCTCTTATGCTTTTAGCTGGTATGATTACTAATCTGAAGCACATTAAACATTTTGTTAGAGACACAGAAGTAGTAATAAGAATAGATACACTGTTGGCAGCTATAGAAAGACTTAGATCTTCAATTAAAGAAACTACTTATGAATCGTGGTCGGCATAAAAAGAGTAAGGAAAAAGAATTCAATACTCAAACAGAAATCTTAGGTACTATACGAAAAGAACTTCGTATATTATTAGCAATATATGAAAGTCAATCATCATATAATATGAAAGATTATTTTGCAAAAGCATGGATTAGTAGTAATGATGGAAGAAACTATCATAGTATAGTTGCATGGTATATTAACGGTACGTATTATTTTGATGATTTTATATGTAGAGTTAAAATAGCACTTGATGAAGCAACTATTAAAAATAGTATTTATACAATTAAGTTTGAATTTGGACATAATACAAAAATATTTAAATATAAACATGAATAAAAAAGGCTTAAGAGGTTTTATTAGGAATAGATTACCTAAGACTTGGGAAATTGTTCTTACAAGAGAACGTAAACTTACTGCGTTCATTGAGTATGTATATGAAGCAACTCCATCAGTAATGAAGGGAGGTAGAGGTTGGCGACGTGGTGTACATAACATTTCAGTCGGATTCAATAGATGCAAAATCTATGAAATGTTTCAAGCTGAAAAAAGTAAAGAAGGCTTGATATATTGGGTAGGCATCTATAATAAAATTAAAGATCTTGAACATCAAATGAATTAACATGGAAATTGTTCAATATGTTCGCTGGACTGAACCAGGAGAGCGAGAAAGACTACAGGAAGTAATGCAGCAATGCAGTGGAGAAATGGAATTTAGAAAGAAAGTAGCTTCTGAATTCAATATTAGTCCAATGGATGCAGCAGTTGTAGTAAAGAGATTCAAAAATGAATTTATCAAAATACTTAAAACAAAAGGATTATGTTAAAAGCAGGTATGTGGATCGCACAAGGTCCAGAAACTAATGTATTACTCCTTTTAAGCGGAGTAGAACCATTATTAGAAGTAGTAGGTGCAATTGATCTTAATTACTTTAAACAGAATGGTAAAGCTAAAGATCTTACTAAAGACAGTCCTGAAGTGGTAGATATTATGATGTATCCTGAAAAGTATACATTCGCATTACCATCTATTACTGAAGTAGTTGATAATGTAGGTATTGGTGATTTACAAACTCTAGAAGGCTTAGGAGAAGATTCTAGAAAAGATAAAATCATCGAAGAAGGTATTGCCTATTATAAGTCAACTTTACCATTATATGGTATAGAACAAGCTAAAGTAAGAACTAGACTGCATTTAAAGAAGAAATACAGCCTAAAAATGTCTCAAGCTAACTATGTATTTACTGTAATTTGTAAAGCACTTAACAGAGAACCATAATGAGCGATTTTAAGAGACTTATTGAAGCACTCAATGCTGAATTAGAGGAACCTTATAGGTTTACTTTAGACAAGATTGTATCTTCTGCTAATTTCGATACTAAAGTATTAGGATATGCAGATAGTGTATTAGATGATTGGGCAAATATACCACCTGATTTAAAATCTAAGATAGTTACTAGTAACACTTGTCTAAGTATCAATAAGTGGATAAATAGAAGACTATGGATGGATATTCTTAATAATCTATTAGAAGATAAAATATTAAGTCTTCAAACAAGATTAGTAAGAGTAAGGATTGCTATTAATATGTCATTGAAAATGGCATATCCTCTCAATGAAGAAGAGAAAGAAGAATGGAGAGAACATATCTCAGATGTATTCTATAAAAGATGTCTAGCAGTAAATAATTATTATTGCAAAGAAATCATAAAACTTCCCTTCTGAATTTAAGGATTGTAGTTATTGGGTTAACTACAATCCACTAAAATTTAGCTATATGACACAAGAAATAATAGATCTAGTGGAGCAAGCTAAACAAGGTTCTCAAAAAGCATTTAGTAAATTATACTATAAGTATAAAACTGATATTTGGTACACTATTATGGGTGTAGTTAAGAATACAGATATTGCTGATGATTTAACATCAGTAGTATTTACTAAAGCCTATGAGAAATTATCTATGTATACTCAACATATTTCATTTAATATGTGGTTAAAAACTATTGCTGTAAATGCATCAATAGATTATATACGTAGAAACAAAAAAGAGCAATTAAATAACTATGTTGATGAAGATGAAAATCCAATTCAACTATCTGCTTTAGAAAAAAGTCCTGAAGAAGATTTGATTCTAAAGGAAAAGTTAGATATAGTCTTACAAGCTATACCTACTCTTAAGAGAAAATATAGAGATTTAATTAATGCTCGTATAGATGGTTTATCTTATAAAGAGATAGCCAATAAGCTTGCAATGAATGAATTAGCTGTAAAAGGTGATTTAAACAAAGCAAGACAAAAACTTAAACAAAAAACAGATTATTAACAAACACTTTCAACAATATGACTAGTTTTTGTTTACTCCTTTTAGGAGCATTAGCATCTTTTATCATTTCTAGAATGTGTAAAAGTGCTAGTTTGTACGTATTCTTAGTATGCGTACTTTTACTAGGCTTTGTTGTAGGTACTGGAGTAAAAAAGGTAGTTGCAAATACCTCAGATACTCCTTCTCAAGAGTTAGTTGTTACTATGGCTCCTAATCCCACATCTCAAGGTTCTACTGCTTTTGTAGGGACAGTAGATAACCAATCTTATGAAATGGGTCAGGAAGACGGAGGTGAGACGTTAGTAACAACTGATAGAGAAGATATACCTACCATGCCTAACAATGCAGAGATAGAAGATGACAGTTGACTGCACTTAATTTCATAATTTGAGTGTATTAATTGTTAAGTTATTAATTTATTTAAAACATAATCAATATGGCAAAAAGAAATAAAGGTGGAAAGACTCCAAGTGCAAAAGCAGCAAGAAATTTAGAAGCTTTGAAAAAAGCTAAAGAAGCAGTAGAAGCTTCAGCTAAAGTAGAAACAACAAAAGTAGAAGATTCTAAACCAGAAGAAAAGAAGCCTGAAGAGAAACCAGCTGAACGAAAGAAAGGTGGTGTCTATCAGACTCCAATGGGTAAATCAGCATATGAAACTCATATGTTGTGCACAAAATCACCGTATATGAGTCTACTTTCTCTTAAGATTGAGAAAGACAGTAAAGGCATTGAAAATATCAAAGCCGAGTGGAAGAACAATGAAACTAGTGAAACTACTAGTGTTCTCTTCCCAGTATCTAATGTAAAGGAGGGAGACGGAATTGACGTCAAACGGATTAAGGAAGGAATTAAGAATCCTATTCCTGCTGAAGTTCCTGAAACTAAGCCAGTTGAGGAGCCAAAGAAGGAATATCCTAAATCTACACCTACTGAAAAGAAACCTAAACAGCAGAAGCCAAAGAAGGAAAAAATAGAAGAAGTAGAAGCTGAAGAAATTGACATCAGCAATGCTCCAACTATTAAACCAGCAGCAGCTCCTGCGCCTAATATAGTAACTCAAAACAGTGACAGAATTGATGCAAATCACTCAGTAGATCTGATGAACGCAATTCTGAAACGCCGTGAAGAGATTAAAGATGATCGGGCAATGTATCAAGCAACAGGAAAACAGGCAGACCTTATGATGTTTGTATTAATTCAGAAATGGAATGACCAATTCAAGAATGATGCAAAAGAACAAGGTTTTACTGTAAACGAAGAAATGTTTGCATATTTGAATGAAACAGCTTCTTTGTTCCTCGGTGTTAATTTGCTTCCTAGCAAAACATCTGATGGACAGCTTGAGATTAACTTCAAAGATGCTGTCGCAAAGACAAATCCTGAAATGCAGAAAGCTTTAGAACAAGATGCTAAAGTTCCGCAGACTCAGGAAATGCCAAAACCTGAAGAATGTGTCACAGATGAACAGAAAGTAGCAGCAATGTGTACTATTATGAACATGCGGCACAAGCAGAAGTCAGGAGGTATAGGTAAGAACGTAGCAAATATGATTGAATTTGCACGGGAAGCCTATAAACTTGACAAAGATGCAGAACCAGCACAAGTATTAGCAACTGTATTACTTAAGATGAAGGAAGCAGGACGAAACGCTACATTACTTGAAGGTTGTGCGAATGCTATTTGGGGTAATTTAACTGGTAATTTGTCAGTTCTAGCATCTCATGCTTGGCTTAAGAACCAATTAACAACATACAACGATGCGCAAGTTGCTAATGTTGTGAAAGTATTCTTAGCTAAGAAGATTGCTGATGAAACTGCAAAAAACAATAACTACGAAGAAGAAGCAAAACGGTATTCTCAATTAATTAGTGGAACTAATGACGATCTGATCAATCGTATTATTACTTCTGCTAATAATGAAGGTAAAGATGAAGACAAACTTGTATATCCAGAAATCAAGGGTCTAAATCTTAAAGGTAAACACATTTCAGCAATAAAGACTGTAAACAATCTACGGATTGCTTATGGAGCAGAAATGAATGACAAGATGTTGAAACAAGTAATGCAGAAAGTATCTGGCTTGTATACATCAACCTCTTTGAATCCTCTCACTTTCTATATTGAGAAATCTGCGTATGCTACTAAAAAGTAACAACTAACGCATTATCAAAATGAGTAAAAAACCAACAGTTTTGTTTACGCTAGCAATGCTAGCTTTCGGTGGATATGTAGGATTTGTAACTAACTATACAAATACCGCCACCGCACACGAGTATGTGATTCCGAAGTTCACAGATGTACCTCGGACAAAAGACTTTAATATTGATATTAATTTGAACAATAACGCTATAAAATTAAATGGACAAAGCAACCCAGAACAAAATATCAATGTTGAAATCAAAAAGAAAGACAGTATTATCTATCTAACTTCTGTTGTAGAGAAGGAAGTACCTAAATACATTAAGGTAAGAGAACTGCCATCAGTTAAAGAGAATAAAACCACTTGTACGGATATTCTCCAAAGACTGAAACAACAACAATCAGAGAAGATGAATCTGAGTCGCAACTAGAACAGCCAATGCGATTATAGAGCTATAATGGTGTATATCCAGAGATATCTAAATCAAAGGATTAGAAAGTAAATGGTTAGATTACTTTCTTAAAATTAAGATAGTACAGAATATTAGTAGGAATAGAGTATAGCTACAACTATAGGCTATTACTGAAAGTATAATAACTTATTGTGTTTATATACTATCTATAAACTGAAGAGGCAATAAGATAGAGGGAGAGCGTGTACAACCCTCTTGTTTTTGGTGAGAACCGACTGGAGACAGAAACAGAAGACGCAATTAGTAGAGAGCAGTCTACAAAATTAAACAGTACAAGGGGAACGAAATCCTCTTAAGTTACTCGCAGACTTATCATAGTTTGAATCAAGAAGGAGTAATAAACACGATGATGCCCAACAAATCGTAGTGTCCAAGACTACGTGCTGAACATTATCGAGCATATAACGCTCTAGGGTAGCTCCAAACTCCCCTTTATGGCACAGACCATATAAAAATGTCAGTATAGTGTTCTATACTTATCTAAACAGTTATATTGTAACTTAATACGTTTAGAGATAGTATATATGAAGGTACTTAATTATAATATTATAGCACTACTTATTGAAAAAATATTGATAGATTACCTGGATTAGGCGTAAAGCCTATGCGCAATGTTATGTTAATCAGTACATAGCTAATCCTAAGCTTGTATTACTATACACTCCAGTATAGAGGGATAGAGTGACAAAGTGAGTAGTAGATTGTGTGCCTATTGGCTGAGTAGCAATGATCCAATGTTAATAAATAAGGAATCCTGCAACGGATCTCTTTAGGAAATAAGGAGTATGTGAGTTCAAGTAATATTATAATAAACTCAGTTGTTATCTATCTGAGTATAAACCTAGAGTGCTTTGCAACAGGAACATAAAGATAACTAGCGGATGAAGTGCGCAATAACACTATTTCAATACTAAGCGGAAGACATAAAGCTTAGAAGTACTAAATAATTTTATCCAGAAGCATAACTGGAGTTTTATCAAATTTGCACAAGGTGAGATACTCTATCCTTAAGAGTATATGTGAAAGTGAGCATCGCCCTACTCCCAGGTTGAAGAGAAGCAGACACATTAAGAGACGGACACGAAGCAGACCGGAGAAAAATCTGTGCATTGCACTAAGTAGTAGTCTTAACGGGAAGTGACAGAATGTAAATCTATTTAGGAAGTCTCTATTTATGAGAGAATAAACATGTTTAACTTAACTAATGAGGAAGTTCAATGGTAGGTTTTAGGACGAGTAGTGATAAGAAGACGAAAGTAAATCCGAGCCACCCTCGACTGTACAATATAATTGCTGACATTTGAAACATTTAAAGTATATTGCGCAACAATATATGTAAAGTGACGCTGATTCCTTACATTAAAGGATGATAGATGGAAATCCTAAAGTTATGTGCAGAATAAGAACAAAGTCGTAAGTACACGCAGCCTTAGAATAAACTATTAGGCTATAGAGTGGGTGTTTTGAAACATAAACAGCTCAAAATAAAATTCGGTAGAAGTATTACCGATAGTGAAGTAACAGTTGTAGGTTATGAATCATATACAGTACTCCTTACTATAATAGGAAAAAGAGCACGTTATAGTTGCTGTTAGGCTCTTTAAACAATCAGAAACTAGCATAGCATTCGATTTTCAGATAATTTCAGTTATAATGTTATTTGATGGGTATAAATCTCCTACCGTTGGAGTCCCGTTGTACCTCTTTAGGTATTAACTAGCATAGCATTCGATTTTCAGATATCGAATTACATATATTTTCATAGTTTAGTATTAATAATTTTATGAAGAACGGCTGACTCATCTGTCTCATGAGTAAAGTCCTACGGGGAATGCCGAGTGAAGTAATAACATCACGTTCTAGTAGTAATGTTAATAATACGAAAGCTTATCTTATAGTTTTTTCAGATTACTTATCAAATCTTAGCAGAATTTCGTTATAGAGTTTTACTGTTTGAATACAAGAAGTGGTTTTTAAGTTTTTAATAAACGAATAGATATTAGACACTATTCCACTTAGATAAAAGAACTCTATAGCTTACTTTTTAAATTAACTTAGTATTAACTTACTCCGTAGGTGGAATCAACCACGGAATCAAGAAAGGAGAAATTATGGAAACAACAAAATATGAAAGCGTGTTCAAAAATCCAGAAGGTTTTACTCAGCAAGAAATTACACAGTTACGTACTAAAGTAATTGCATTTAGCCGGGCTTTAGTTGGTCGGCGGTTGGCAATCCCCGTAAGTGATAATTTAGATTTGAATTACAAGAAAAAAATGGCTGGTGATATGCCAGGACTTGTACTTGCAAATCCGATGAAGAAGTATATGATTGAAACTGTTGATTTATTCAACGTAGATATCGTGCGGACTGCAAATGGTAAGATTGTTATTATGTTTAATAATGACGAAAAGTTGCAGTTTGATTTACGGGCAGATGTAGATATCGTATTGAAAGCCGGTCCGAAAGATGTTCAAGATGCTATCTTGAAGTTTGAAGCAACTGGAGAACGGTCTCCGTTCTGGAATGTTAAAATGGTAACAGAAGTTATCACTCAGTTGAATCAGAGTAATTTGACTGATCTTAATAATTTTATTGATGAATTAGCAAATCAGGGAGCTTCTCTGGAACAAATCAACAAGATTACTAAGGACGACACTACTGCTTACTATAAGAGCATCGACGAGTAATTAATCTTAAGTACATAAAACTATGGCAACAAGTAAAAAGCCAATAGATTCATATCACTTGCAGATGTTACAGCTAATTATGTCTGATCCTCGCATTCAAAATAATTTGCTAATGGATGGGAGCAAAACAATTAAAGTTAGATACGATGGAACAGTATTAATAGGACGCCACAAATATGGTTGGGTAAATAAGTGGTTTAATTCCTATTATGTAATAGACTTTTTTAGTTTAGTACAAAGAATAGCTTTTATCATCACAGGTGTAGAAAGTAACAATTGTGATAAGTCAGGTTTGGTTGGGTTTCTGACAGAAGCAATTGATAAAGTACTTAAGAAAGATGAAAAAGAAAAAGTAATCGAGTTATTATTGTATTATTGTACATTACTTGATGAAAACAGTCCATTGAAATTGACCTATGATATTACAAAAGATGACCCAGGCTTTGACAAAAATATGGGTAATAACAGCAAGCGACGCAAAATGGTTGGGATAGCAAATGCTTGCATAGATTTTGGGTATGAAAGAATACCCGTCAGTTTACATGTTGAAGGAGATTTATAATCGAATATATACATTTGGTTGGGTTCGTATTAAGTAGAAAATAATTGAAAATCAACATAAAATCAGTAAGAGTATATACATTTGGTTGGGTTCGTATATACTCTTACTTACTTGCCTCTGATAATGTTACTAAGGTAACTAAGTGTTGGAAAGCCGAGAGAAGAAGAATCGGATGCCGTATCGAGATGTGACAGAGGCGCTAACTCTTTGATCTTGTCTGTCTTATTTCTTAATTTTATTGTTATTCATATCAGCGGTCTGTGAAGATAGCTGATATTTTAAGTTATTAGGCTTTGATCGGTCTATTAACTACACAGGTAGACTTTCTAATATACTATATGTAATTAACTAATTGTCAAATTATTAAAATCAAGTATATATGAAAGCAAATAAATTTATTGAACAGCGTGATAAACTATCAGCAGATATTACTAAATATTGGAATATCATTTCTATTGAGAATGTAGTAAATCGTAATTATCAACGTACTTATGATTTGAAAGAACTTTATAATACAATCAAAGGTCTTACAGATGATCGAGTAATTGTTAAATTAAAGATACTATGTATCAATATGGGTATAAAGAAATTTAGTGATTTACCAGCTGATTGTAATCAATTAGATGTATTTAAATTATGTGAATTACAAGAAATGAAAGTACATCTAAGTCGTATACGAACTTTGAATCCCGTTCTTAAGTCTAAGAAAGGTAAAAAAGCTCTAAATAAGACTGAAGTTTTAACTTCAAATTGGGTTAAAGCACGAATAAAAGAACTCGATTTAGAGATTCTGAAATTAAAAGAGAAACTTACTAAGTTCAATGAAGAAACAGAATTTGATGATTCTGCTGCTCCAATGTGCTTAGCAGCTTAAAATATAATAAGGAAGCGATAGGGAGAGTACATACGGGAAATCTTAAAACATTAACCTATTCAGCTTCCTTTAGTTTTTAACTATTAAAATCAATTGTTATGAATCAAGATACTAGAAATAAGAAAAATGCTAAATACCAGCAAAACTTACAGAAACGTTACGGATTAACTAAATCCTCAGATTATAAATCTATGTGTAGTAAAGGAATATCTTTGTCAGAAAATATTAAACCTATGACAAAGGAATTTGTAACTACTCGTCGTCATGGTAAAATAGTAAGTAGAGAAGTATATACTTATAAGTGGACTCCTGAAGCTACTAATGCACGAAAGGAGTATCATGAAACTAAAAAAGGCATAGCTAGTATTCCTAAGAAACCTACACAGGTATCTGATAAAAAGGATAAAAAACAGTTATTAGAAGAACGTCCTTATTCTGGTTACCATAAAGAATTGGTACAGAATCTATATGGTAGCAATAAAGCAGAATGTATTGCTAAACAACAAGCTTATAAAGCAGCTCACGAAGAGAAAATTAAGAAAGTAGCTAAACAACTTGAAGAATTCAAGATGTCTAAGAAGCTACAGTATTTAGAACAAAGACCGTATAAAGTAGTTATAGCTACTACAAACGATAAAGAGTTTAAAACAAGCTACTCTAATCTACCCATTGAACAACTTACCGAAGTAGTTACTAAACTAAATACAAAGTTATCTGATAAGTATAGTAATTATGAGTCTATTACAATAGTAGATAGAGCAACTTTAGAAAAGAAACGCTTTGCTAAACATTTGCCAGAGATAAAGCAAGCAGCGTAGAGCGACAGACTTTTAGCAGGATAGTCTATAAAGAATCCTGCCTCATGGGGTATTCAGCTAGTAGGCAAGCGCAGGGTACAGGGAGGAATATTAGAGAGACTCTAATACACTATTTATAGTGCTGCAACCAATCGGCATCATGGGTTCGATTCCCATATACTCCACTAAATTTATACGCTATGAAGATAAGAGGAAAAACAGTATACGTCTATGATATTGAAGTTTTCCCAAATGTATTTCATTGCACAGCAAAGAATACTGAATTAGGAAAGTTTCATAAGTTTGAGATATCAATTATCAGAATTAGTTGATTTTTTTCGTGTACCAAATGTTAATATACCATTAAAATTTGGAGATCTCTATACTACTGAAACTCAAATTGATTCAAATAAAATCTTTGCAGGATATAATAATTTACATTATGATAATCCTATTATTAATTATATAATAGATTATTATAATATACTTAAAAATAAACCATATCTAAGGATATGTGATAGTATTTTTAACTTAAGTAGAACTATAACTACATCTCAAGCAGATGACAACATAGAAGCATGGAAAAAATGGAAATATCAAGTATGGTATGATTCATTTGATATACTTACTATGTTATATTCACAGAAATTGCGTGTTGGATTGAAGGAAATGCAAGTAACTATGCAATATCCTAATGTTCTAGAATTCAATGGAGACTTTAATAAGTTTCTAGAAGAAGATAGAATAGAAGAGATGATTGAGTATAATGTGAATGATGTTAATTCTACTGAAAAATTATTAAATCTGTGTTCTGAAGATATAGAATTAAGAATAGCTATCGAAGATGAATATAAAGTAAGAGTATTAAGTAAAGATGGAGTAAACATTGGAATGAAAATTCTAACGCAGAAATATCTTGAAAAGACTGGTTTAACATGGTGGGATATTAAAGACTTGAGAAGCCCAGCAGATGTTATAGACCTAAACAAAGTAATATTGCCTTATATAGAATATAAAGATCCTATACTTCGTAATGTACTATCTGATATGAAAAAGCAGATAGTATCACCAGGTAGAAAAGGATACGAAAACAAATTTGTATTTAGAGGATTAAAATATTCTGTAGGAGTTGGTGGTATTCACTCTGAAAACAAACCTGAGATAATTATTCCTAAGGAAGATGAAATGTTAATAGATATTGATGTTGCATCTCTGTATCCCAGTATGATAATAGAGTATAAATTCTACCCAAAGCATTTGGGTCCTGAATTTCTAGAAGTTTATAATCAAGTTAAAGATGAACGAATAGAAGCAAAACATAATGGTATTAAGACTAAAGATAAAACGCTTAAATTAGCATTAAACGGTCTTAGTGGTAATCTACAGAATGAACATAATTTCTGTTATAGTCCTTTCGCAGTAATGCAGATTAGAATAAATGGACAATTACTATTACTTATGTTAGCAGAAAGATTATCTGATATTGGCTGTAGAATAGTACAGGCAAATACAGATGGTTTATTTGTTCTTCTTAAGAAGAATCTGTATGAAAAATTACAAAGTATATGTAAGGAATGGGAACAACAAACGAGATTAACCCTAGAGGAAGATCGTTTTGAAGCTATGTATCAGTATGCTATTAATGATTATATAGCTGTAAAAGAAGGTTATCAAGCAATGAAGAAATTGTTTGAAACTGAACCAGAAAAAGCTCTAAATAAAAAGAAGAAGCCTTATACTTCTTTAGATATGATTAAAGATGATTATATCAAAGAAAAAGGTATGTTCATCACTAAGGTATTACTTGGTAAGGGAATGTCTGCAAAGATTATTCCAGAAGCTATTAGAGATTATTTTGTTGATGGTATTCCTGTAAAAGATACTATCTACAATTGTAAAGATATTAAGAAGTTTCTTACTTACCAGAAAGTAGATAAGAAATTCTCTGTAGAATATAATGGAGAACTGATACAAAGAATCAATAGATTTTATGCATCTACTAATGGTCCTTATTTATATAAATGTAAAATAGTAAACAGAGATGTTGAGATACCGCAATATCTTGTATGTCTCAAAACAGGAGAAAGTATAATAACTACAGATCCAAATCAGTTTTACTATAATTCTAATGTAGAACAGATATTACCTTATAGTTCAAAGATTATAACTAAAGGTACTAGAGTAGACTATACTAATCTACTTACTGCATCTGGTGTTACTATACTAAACAAATTTGATAATAAACCTATAGAAGAAAGAAAGATCAATTATCGCTACTATTTAAAGGAAGCGTTAAAGATCATTGAAGAATTAAAACCAAGACAACTAACGTTGTTTTAACAAATATTTCCAGATTGTATCAAAAGTTAGTTCATAAAGTACTATATTATGATACTAGAATTAGATACAACATTATTAGATATTTTTGGAGAAATATCAATTAATCAGTTAGTATTTTTAACTCTTGTGTTGAATGATAATCAAAGTAATAATCAAGACGTTCACAAGTTTCTCAGCCGAATAAGTGAAAACGACATACAAGAGTTAATCGACAATGACCTTATCTCCTTTACTACTTCAGGAGATAATAAAATTTATAGTCCTACAGAAAAACTATTATCAAGTGTAAAACAAGATAAGACATGGTTTGATGAGTTCTATGAAGTATTTCCAGTGTATGTTTTAAGACCAGATGGTACTAAAGGTTTTTTACGATCTAATATAAATAAGTGTCGTAAAGAATATAATCGTATCGTAGGTAAATCTAGAGCAATGCACGAACACCTTCTTCAATGTCTTCAATATGAAATTGAAAACAAAATGATAACTGGTAAAATAGGTTATATGAAGACGATGTGGAAATGGCTCACTCAACATGAGTGGGAGGTTATTGAAGAGCAAATGAGTTATGAATCTGAAACGCCTGTAAGTTATGGAGAATACGGAACAGAATGCCGTTAAAATACTACCTTTTGAGTCAATATCTCAGGTAGCAAATAAATCCATAAACTACATTAAAGCTAGAAAAAATCATAGTATAGTATCATTAAAAACTAGATGGGATAAATTCAATAAAGCTACTGGCGGAATTGAACCAAATATGATATTTACTATAGCTGGTATATCAGGTAGTGGTAAGAGCTCAGTTGCAAATATGTTAGTAATGGATTTAATTGATCTTAATCCTGATCAGGATATCGTAGTATTATACTTTAGTTTAGAGATGGTAGACTACAGAAACGTTGGTCGTGTAATAAGTAATAAAACTAAGAAAACTGTATCTGAATTGTATAGTTCAGTAGAAACACTTAGTGATGAAGACTTATTAAGAGCTGAATCGGCAGCTGAAACCATTAAGAAATACAATATATACTTTGTTGATAAAGTGTGTAATGTAGAAGAAATAGGTAATACTATAGATTACTTTCATAATACTGTAGCTAACGGTCGTTGGCTAATAGTAGTATTAGACCACGTTCTTCTAGTAAATGGAGAAGGTGGAGAAAGAAGTACAATAGTCGATTTACAGAAAATGTTTATACAGAAGAAAAAACTTTCTAACACTAGTATAATACAGCTTTCACAGATGAATCGTAATATTGAAAGTCCTGATAGAATTAATAATCCAAGTACTCACTTCCCAATGAGAAGTGATTTATCAGCATCTGACGCAATATTTCAAGCTAGTGATTTTGTTATTGCTGTTCACAGACCAGAGATACTTAATCTAGCTATATATGGAGTACGTCGTCTACCTGTAAAAAATAAGGTTTATATGCATTTCTTAAAAGTAAGAGATGGTGAACCCTGTATATTAGAATTTGAAAACGAACTTCAATATGGCAATCTAATTGAAACAAATACTGCAAGTGCTGAAGAACAAAAAGTAGTATTTAAACAAATTAAAAAAGGCTGATTATGAAAGGTTTTACAATTAAACTTCCGAAACAAAATATTGACCCTCAGGGTTCTTTGAAAAATCGTATATTAAACGAAGTTAAAAACCGCTTACCGTTTGCTAAATGGTATGGAATTCACACTCCGGAAGATCCGGAATACAGTATATCATATGCAGGTCCTGAAGACTTGCTATGTTTTGGATGCAATCGAAATGCACATTTCTCTGCATTCAATAAAAAATATTATCGACCGACATGTTCATATGATAATTCACTTACATGTCCGTTCGCAAATCGAGCATTTAAGTTGCGTCAATATGATGCTATTTCAGAATTTGATTTAGCATTAAAACGATTAGCAGAATATGCTAAGATTATGGAAGACTATGAAGAAGATCGTGGTTACGATTTTACTTACATGGGTCAACCTGTACGTATTTACCAGAAGTTTATTCAAATTGGTTATACAATTATTCCTATTGATAATCCCAGTCTGTTTTTGAATAACTATCGTAAAGCAGATAAAAATAATATAGTAAATGTTATTATTAATATTAGTAACAGTACTACTGTTAACAATATTCTCAATAATGAATAACGAATAACTTTACGTTGTGTAAAAATTTCAGTTTTTGTCAGATAATTTCAGAATCTCACAGGTAAAGCATTAACCTATTTTAATATGTTAATACTACCAAAAGAGAAAAGTACACCACAAACGGTGAATCCGAAGTTTTTAATTTTAGCCGGAAGACCTAAGGCTGGTAAATCTTCTTGTATTGCATCTCTCGAAAATAATTTAGTAATTGATCTTGAAAATGGATATACTGCATTATCTGCTATGGTAGTCCAAGCAAGATCTATTCAAGATTTCGCAGATATTGCAAATGCTTTAAGAAATGAAATTAAGAACAATAATGGAAAATTTCCATATAAATATATTACTATCGACAATGCTACTAGATTAGAAGAGATGTGTCTAGACTACGCAGCAATACTTTATAAGCAAACTCCACAAGGTAAAAACTGGCAAGGTACTGATGTACGTACACTAGCACAAGGTAGTGGATACCAGTTTTTACGTACTGCTGTTAGAAAAGTAATTGATATGTTCAGAGATTTATGTGAATCATTAATCTTAGTTACACATTTAAAAGATAAAATGGTTAACTACGATGGACAAGATGTTACTGAAATAGCAATAGATCTTACTGGAAAACTAGGAGATATACTTTGTGGAGAAGCAGATGCTATTGGATATTGCTATAGAAAGAAAAATGAAACGATTATTTCATTTGAAGGTGGTGAAGGAACTGTAAGAGAAGCTAGAGCTTTACATCTTAGAGGAAAAAAAATTGTAGTAGCGGAAAGTGATGAAAATAATAACATTACTTTTCACATGGATAGAATATTTTTACCGGAATAAAAAATTAAAATATTGAAATTATGACATATAGTAAAGAACGTGCAGCAAGTATTAGTAAAAGTGATATTAAGTATATTCCCGCTGGTATTATTGAAAATGTAGTATTGAAGAGTGTAAAAACAGAAGTTTCTCCGAATGGTAATCAATTCTTAGAAATTGTTTTTGAGAAAGATGGAGCAACATTAACCCATACAGAGTGGAAACCTACACTTGGTGGGTTTGTAACTACAGAAGAACAACTCCAGACAAAAATGGATAAGCAGTATTCTCGTATGTTGCAGATACTTAACTGTTACTATAAAGATGAAGAGCTTGACTTTAATGGAGAAAGCTTTGAACAGTTTGCTCAGTGGATTACTGATATGCTGAACAAAGTAGATAAGAGTAAAAAACTTAGAGCGAAAATAGTATATAATGATAAAGGATATACTACTTTGCCTAATTATGCTAAGTATACTTTTATTGAGCCTATGGAATTGCCAGAAGGTCAATCATCTTCTATTACTATGCTAAATATTGACCAATTTACAAAGCCTGTTGTAGCAGATAAAGAAGTAAAAAACGATAACCCGTTTAGTGCAACTTCATCTACTACTAATACACAAGCTTTTACAGATAAAACAGACGATCTACCATTTTAATATAAAGTAGATCATTATTAATAAATAAGGGTAGTGTAAAAGCTACCCTTATTCTTTTTTAATCATTAAAATAAATCATCATGGTAGAAATAGAACATATTCAAGATATAGAAAAAGATCAACCTGCAAAGTCTAGTGCGAAAGAGCAAAAATTAAAAGATCCTGTAGATGCAAATACGGAAACTCAAGATACTGAAGTATCTGAAGCTACAGAGCATGATAAACAGATTGAAAATCAAGAAGATAATACACCTGAAAATAATATTTTAGTTAATAGTAACACAAATGTTCATGATTTAAAACCTGGAAATAGATTTTATGGTAGTATAAAATATAACAATCCTAAAGGAAAACAACAAGCACAGCAAGGTATTTTCTTAATATTAACTTCAGAAGTAAAAGGAAAGAAAGGACAATCCAGAGAATATACTATGACAAATTGTACTGGACAAGAGTACAAAGTATGTAGTGGAGCTATTAAAATAGCTAATATAGCAGATCTCAAAAAGAAGAAAAAAATAGAGAAAAAAGCACTAGAACAATTTGGAAGTAAAACAGAAATCAAAGAATTGCTTAACAAATTAGAAGAAGAATTTAAAAAGAAAGAGGAAGAAGAAAAGGAAAAAGAAGAATTAAAGAAAATTCAATTCTCATTTAGTTCACTAGAACCAGAAGACAAGCTTAAAAGTTTAATTAAAGCAGGTATGAATAACATCTGGATGGTTGGTCCAGCTGGTTGTGGTAAATCAACTATAGCTCGTAATACAGCTAAAGAACTAGATATTCCTTACTTATGTATTTCTTGTGGTATTGGTACTTCTGCAACAGAATTTACAGGATATAAATATCCTACTCGTGAAGCAACTAAGTTTGCTGAATTCTATGCTAAGAAGTCAATAATCCTTATAGATGAGATGACTGCGCTCGATCCATCTGTAGCACAGGTTATTAATGCAGCATTGGCAAACGGTGAAATAGAGACTACTACAGGTACTGTTTTACGACATCCTGAATGTATCATTATTGCTACATCAAATACTTTTGGTAATGGAGCAGATCGTCAGTATGTTGCTAATAACCAACTAGATGCTTCAACAATTGACCGTTTTACTGGAGCAATAATTGAAGTAAATTACTCTGTTAAATATGAGTCACAATTTGATCACGAAGTAGTAGATTATATTTATTTACTACGTAATTGCATTAAAATAAATTCATTACGCCGTATTGCATCTACTCGTATGATTCAAGCAGCAGAAAAGATGAAGAAAGTAGGTATGTCAGACTGGAAAGATATGCTTATTATTAACTGGTCTGATACCGAAAAGAATATAGTAAAACAATATATTCAAAAAGTAGAAGAAAATAAAACTAGACAAAGTGTTGATTCAACAATTGAATTTATACGTAACCGTTTTTCAAATTCTACTTCAACAATGGAACTTAAAACAGCAGCGTAATGAAAAAACTGAATTTAAATATTAATATAAATTCATTAGATGAATTTTACAGAGAATGTGACAATATTGAAGGAGGTAATCCTGCTGAAATAAATAATATTGAAAATAGCGATGATCCTTGTTTTAGAGGATTATCTATAGCAGAAATACATGATTCTAAATATAGTTATACCAAAGGTTTAGATAATTTAAAGAAAATAGAAAAGGATATAAATCTAGGAGGTCGTAAACATAAATATAAATACGATGATTCTGATGGAGATGATATGAACTTTGATCGGTACATAGAAGGTCTACCTTGCCTAAAGAAAAGAATACCTACACATGGTATAGGTACTGGTAAGTTCGTTAAGCTTCATATTTCTATATGTGAGAATTGCTGGTGTTCAGCTCAAGCTCTTATGGTTCGTGCATATACTGCTATGAGAATTATAGATATGCTAGAATCTCAAGGATACCGAGTACAAATATCTGCATATGCAGATAATGAAGATCCTGGTTATTTTAATGAAGAACCTATAGGATTTCTTGGAGTTGAAGTTATAATTAAAAAGTTTGAAGATCCTTTAATTAAAGGACAAATACTTACAGCAATATCTCCTTGGTTCTTTAGATACTGGATGTTTAAATTCTGGAATGCTAAATTTAAAATGAATTGGGGATACGGACATTCAGTTAGACCAATGAAGAAAGAAACAACTTCTGACATCTACATTCAGACAGGCGAAGCTTTAACTGATGAAGATGCAGAATCAACTATAGAAAGAATATCGAAACTATTTAATAAAGAAGAATAGTTTCAACTACTAGGAGGATCTGTAACAATCCTATATGGCACTATCAATTTAAGGATATTAGATAATTTATGGAAGCGTGAGCCTGCACAGCAGAAATAAAAATCTATCTCTGGATAGGCGTGGTTCGATTCCACGACTAGTAGCAAACTAAAACAGATTGCATATGTATAGTAGAAAGCGAGCAAAACTCCCAGATAATATTACTCTAGATTGGATACTTTCTAAAGTAACAGAATATGATATATATGCAAAATATATAGGTCAATTTAAAGTAGGTATGATATATAATAGTCCATTTAGGAAGGATAAAAATCCATCCTTTGGTATTTACTATAGTAAACGTACTAAACAACTACTTTTTAAAGATCATGGAACAGGTGAATGTGGTAATGTAATTAAATTTGTGTCATTATTTACTGGTAAAACAGAATATAATGATATATTATCTGATATAGTAGATAAGTTAAATATTACTAACAACACTAAACTCGTTAGCTCTAAGCAATATATACCGCCAACTGAAACAGTAATTGGTGTAGTACGTCAGGAATTTACTGACGTAGATATCAATTACTGGAAACAGTTTAATATTTCTATAAATACTCTAAAGAAATTCAATGTAAATAGTATTAAATATTATTTATGTAATGGCATAGTAAAGGGTACTTATAAACGAGAAAATCCAATGTATGCATATAAGGTCTATAATAACTTTAAGATATATAGACCACTAGCAGATAAATATACTAAGTGGAGAAACAATCTTACAGACTATGATATCCAAGGCTATGAGCAGTTGCCTCAAAAAGGTGATATATTATTTATCACAAAGTCCATGAAAGATGTTATGTGTTTGCATGAGATGGGTATACCAGCAGTTTCTCCATCTTCAGAGAGTACATTTCTACCTAAAGACGTATTAGAGCAACTTAAGACGCGTTTTAAGCGTATTATAATACTTTTTGATAGAGATGTAGCTGGAGTAAAAAGAAGTCGCAAATTAAGCCGAGAAACAGGCTTAGAAGCAATGTTTATTAACAAAAAATTCAAAGCTAAAGATGTATCTGATGCTGTTAAAGCAAATAGCTTTGAAGAAATAAAAAATTGGTTAAATGAAACTATTAAAAACTATAGGTAAAGTAATAGCATTACCTTTTGATTTAGCTCTGATACTTGGAAAGTTATTATTAATTCCAATCAAATTAGTAAGTGTATTGTTGCATGGAGAATTTATTGAATGGAATAAAAAATGCAAGTTTATAGGAAATTCGATTAAAGAAATGTTTAAAGCTTTTAAACATAATAAAGATTATTCTTTCTTACATTCAGTAGGATTTACGGATGAAAATGGTAATTTCTCTGAAAGAATTGAAACGTTTAAAATAACTAGTGATAGTATGCAACATTATATTAATTATGCTAAAACAAGTCTTAAACAAGAAAGTGCGTAATGCTACTAAACAAGAAATAGATGGAATAGTATTTCGATCTAAGTTAGAAGCTTATACATATTAGAAACTAAAGGAAGCAGGTATATCAGCCGAATATGAACAGCATAGATATACTTTACTTCCTAAGTTTATATATAATAACTCTACAGTTAGAGCTATTACTTATTTACCAGATTTTGTAGGAGATAATTTTGTTATAGAATGCAAAGGATTTGCTACAGATTCTTGGGCAAACAGAGAAAAACTATTCAAGTATTATTTAAGCTTGAATGAACCAGATACTAAGTTTTACTTAGTAAAGAATAAAAAACAAGTTGATGAATTAATCAACAAATTAAAATCTTAAATTTTCAGATTATGGCAAAGAATGAATTTATTAAAATAGGAGAACAGATAATTGCAAAACCTAAAGGTGCTGATTATGACTTAATACCTGGTAAAGTATATGATCTAAGTTGGAATAGATGGGAAGATTCACCTATATTTAAGGAAAATGGTGAATTAAATCTACCAAAGAAAATCTATTCTACTAAAACTGATGACATATTTAAGAAGCGTATTATAACCTATTTTAATAAAGCAAATACAAATACTACTGGTGTAATGCTAGCTGGTACTAAAGGTACAGGTAAGACTGTAATGGCAAAAATATTAGCTAAGGAATCAGGTTTACCTATTATTGTAGTTAATCCTGATTATCCAGAAGGTAAACTTATTAAGTTTTTTAAGTCCTTTACTACTCCAGTGTGTGTTTTGTTTGATGAAGTTGAAAAGAACTTCAAAACTGAGTATATGCTAGATTTCTTAGATGGAGTTGAAAAGACTGCACAGAAACTAGTAATTATGACTTGCAATGACTTAAGCCGAGTTAGTCAGTATATGCAAGATCGCTGTTCACGTATTCGTTATTTACGTCGATATTCTCCTGATGAAAATGCTGCATTCTTACCGATGTTGGCTGATGATTTTGGTATTAAGAACAAAGAAGAAGTAGTAAAATTCTGTAAAGAGAATATTAAACTACTTTCTATGGATAACATTGTTTCTTTCATGAGTGAAGTCAAAATGCTAGAAGATGAAGATATTAGTCTTCAGGAAATCATAAACATTATGAATATCTCTACTGAAAATATACCAACTAAAGTTAGTGATACTGTAGAATATAACGATGAGTATGATAATGAAGATAATGAATATAGTGATGATGATTACGAATGTTGTGATGCAGCATGAAAACAAATAAGGCTAGATATATTCTAGCCTTTTAATTTATATAAACATGAAAATATGCGGTATAAGTGATATACATGGTAATCTCATTGAGAATATACCTGAGTGTGATGTACTATGTATATGTGGTGATATAGTAACATTAAATGCTCAAAGAAATATTGAAGCATCTAAACATTGGTGGGAAACAAAATTCATAAAATGGATAGATAAATTACCTTGTAAGAAGGTAGTTGTCATACCAGGTAATCATGATTTTTACTTAGAATATAAGTATAAATTAAATGAATGGAATTCTTTTAAAGATTATATGCAAGTTTTATCTAAAGGTAAATTAGTATTTCTTATAGATGAAATGTATATATATGAAGGTATTAAATTCTACGGATCTCCTTGGATTAAACCAATTGAATTTCAAGAGGACAGATGGGCATTTAGTAGATTTGATACTTATGAAGATATACCACAGTGTGATATACTACTAACACACGATAATCCATTTTGTAATGAAGCTCTAGATGTTTTCTCCTTTGGAAAGAGTAAATATCATTTATATGGGCATTGGCATGATGGATCTAGTGATATAAATTCTGGAAGATACAATTGTTCTAGATTGAATAATTGTTATCGTTTTAAAAAGAATTATGAATTTGTAGTGTTAGATATTATGACAGAAAAAGAAAAGAAACAGGTAGAACAAGCATTCTTAGATAAACTTATTAGTCAAGCATACAATAATAATGTAGCGGATTGGCTTAAGACATTTAAAGAAGTTGAACTACAACAAGATAAAGAAGATGAATTAGTTTGGGATACTTCAGCAGAAGTTCCTGAGTCAGCTGTAATTAGCGACATGGAGGATTAAGTATGAACAAGATGGTAATTGATACTCCTTACTATGAGGATATGTCTCGTTACTCTAATAGTGATATTGGATATTTTCTTAAAAATGGACCAAAAGGTCTAAAAGATTACAAAGAAGGTAAAGTAGCAAAATTAGATTATAATTTCCTTGAAAAAGGAACTATGATTCATGAATATTTACTTCAACCAGAAGAATTCTGGAAAGATTATATTATTCTTGATTTTGCAACACCTAAAGTAAAACAGCAAAAGGATTTATTAGATGAGTATCATAGACTTATGCAAGTAAATCCATTAGAATCTCAAGATAAGCTTAAACTATCTGCTTATAAAAAAGCTTATAGTAATAAGAAATCTGATGAGAAATGTATTGAAGAAGCTGAAGGTCTTATTATGATTTATCAAGATTACTTAGAATATTTAAGTAAAGTAGATGAAAATAAGAAGATAATTAGCTTTGCTGATTTACAAATGCTTAAGAAGATTAAGGAGAATATTCAGAATCATAAGAAAGCAAACGAACTGTTGTTTAATTTACCATCGACTTTTGAAACTCACAACGAGTTCCATATTAATTGGGAAGTAGAAAAATTTCATAATATCAAATGTAAATCTCTATTAGACAGAGTATGCTTTGATCATGTTAACAAGAAGATAATTCTTATTGACTTAAAAACTACTGTAAATGTATATAATTTTAAACATTCAGTAGAAGAATACGATTATTATAGGCAAATTGCTTATTATGGATTAGCAATTCAATGGTATATGCAAGAGGTATTAAATCTTAATTCTGAAGAATATGATTTTGAAGCATATATCATTGCTATCGGTAAGGACGCTAATAATGAAATTAGAGTATTCAATATGAAAAATGATACTACTCTCAATGAAAAGATCGCTTCAATATCAGAAGCTCTCCGAAGAATCTCAGAACATATCAGTACAGATCAATGGGACCATACACTTGAGTACTACGAAGGTGATGGAACAGAAGAACTGTAATGATAATTGGAAATAGAACATTAACTACACGTTATATACTCCCTTTTCTATTTGATTCTAATAAACTGTTTAATGATAAATATAAGTTTGTAAATGCTTATATTTCTGATATTAACAGACCTCATTTAGATAGTCACATATTTGTTTTATTTGAATATAATACTAACACATATAGTAGTGTTAATAATTACATGAAAGAAAACAAATATCTGTATGATAGTAAACTCGTTTCTATTAATAATAAATTATATCAAGAGTATATATTTGTAATTCCAAATGAATATAAGAATGTTATTCAAACTATTAAAGATGGCTTCTATAATGATATATCTTATGAATACAAAGAGAAGATTATTCTCTTTTGGAAAAATATGTGCTTAAGCTATTTAAAAGGACTATTAGAAACAAAACATGATATTACAGAGTACAAAAGTTTAGAAGAAAGGGGAGAAATAGTAGGTGAAGAAGATCCACCTGCAAATGAAATAAACTTTTGGACAAGAAATATTTTTGCTTATTAGTTATATTTATGGGTATAAAAAAGCCGTAGAATCTGTGAAGACCTACGGCTTTATTTTTAATCATTACTATTAGTTGTCTTATCTAATTGACTATCTAAGTATTCCCATTTGGTTCTAATATCTTTTGATTCCCATATTCCTCTTAAACCAGGAACAGATTTTATTAATGTTCTCTACCATTTAGTCATTTCTTTATATGGACCTTTTTTAATTTCTTCATCATCCCAATTATTCTCAATAGAGAATGGATCTAATAGTTTTACAAGATTACTAAAGTTTTCTACAGGTGCTATTGCAGCAGAAGGAGATTTAATTTGATTAAAGAAATCCATAGGATTATATTCAGCTCTTTCTTCAAAACTCATTCCTGCTACTCCATAACCAATTAACTGTAATAAGTATTCATCTTCATCATTGTCTGCCATTGGTTTTAACCAGATAGCTGATAATATAGAATACATCATTACTAGGGCTATCTATATAGCTGTTCTTCTAAAATTATATGATTCAATACTGTCAATACCTTTTCTGTGTTTTTTTCTACTTTCTTTATCTTTACGATATTTTATACTGTTATATATATTATATGCAAATTTATATAGAACTCTAAACGTAGATTTATATTTAGCTTCTATATAATCTTCTACATATGGGTTATACTATCTTGTAGTTAAAAAGTTATCTTCAAGATTGTTAATGAAGAAAGAACGATGCATAAAAACAGCTGCTCCAAAAGCGTTAGTCATCATCTTAGTCTTATCTTCTGTAGATAACACACCGTCGATACGATTAGTTAAGAATTTAGCTATATTTTTAACAGAATTCTACAAATTCTAATCATTAATTAAATCAGAGTATTTATTGTACTTACTTTTTATAGATAGTTTACCATCTTTTACTTCATAAACATCTAACAAAGTAAATGTGTTGATTCTATCAAATTCTTTACTGCCTTTCTTATAATCATTAGGGTAATACTAACGTATATACTGTCTTCTAGATGATATACTATTCATTTGAGGAATATATTTATAGTCAGCATATACAGCGTTTACTACAGGAGCTTTAACTATATAATCTACAGCACTCCATCCACCCCATATTAAGTATTTTCTCAATACTCTAAAAGCACGATTGTACTATAAGTATTCTACTTTAGAATTTACATCTCTTGCAATTTCATTATGTTCTAGTATAGCTAGACTAAGGTTATTGTGTTTAGTATCTCCTAAATGATATAACATATTAGGTATATTAAAGGTATTAGCAGCTAAAGACTTAAAGTATTCTTTACTACTAAAATATCTACCAGCTAAAGCTTCTACTACTGATTTATGAATGCCCTAAAATAATGCTTTAGTTATAGCAGGAAAATTGTTACCTAAGTTAGAAGCTGTAGCATAAGCTCTAATGTTATCTAATATTTTAGTAACAGATATATTATAACCTAATACATTTACTACAACTGGTCTTTTATACTAACCATATAAATTCATATCTAGAAAATCCTAGTATCTTTTATATAAGTTACTCTTATCTCCAGTAATATCTTGTTTAGATCTAGTAGTAAAATTAAACTTAGTAAAATCTCTTTTAGCTATTTCATTCTTTATTAGCTCAAAATCAGCTTGTTTTTCATTCTTTAGACGATAGTTCTCAGCCATCCTAGAATATTCAACTAACATACCTACTAAGTTTCTGGAAATATGTTCAGGATCATCTAGAGCTTTTACATAATGCGTCGGTACAAACTACAATTGAGATCCATCTGGTTTCTAAGTAAAGTTATCTAGACTGTATTCAGCATCGTCCTACTTAGCTATAATATTATCTAAAGCAAAAGATTTTATACCTTTAGCAAACTTATTACCTCTAGTAGTAAAATCAACTATGTCACCAGTAATCTATGGTAATTTATAGCTTTCACGCTTCTTTAAAAAGCTAATTTTAGCATTAGCTTCGTTCATAGTATTTACTATTAGATTATATATCTCTTTTTTCTACTTAGTGTTTGTGGCTTCTTTAAAAGCTTTTGTATTATCATATAATGATTTCTTTGGCTGATAGTATTCAGGATCTTCAAAGTTATAGTTTTTATTGACTAATTCTGAATCTTTATCTAATTCCTAATTCATTCTACTTAATCTCATTTCTACATACTAAGTATCTTTAGGAACTAACATCTTATAGTAAGATACAGGGCTAGGTTTACCATTTATCCAGGTATGAGACTTTTCAACCCATTCGTCGTATTCTTTTGTACCTAAACTTTTATACTTCTTCTTATCTGCATAATATTCAGGTGTTTCTACTATTTTAGCTATCTTAGAAAACTCAGAACTACTTCCTTTATGTTTGCTGTATAACGCATTTAACTCTATATCTATCTCTAATAATCTAGCTTTTACTTCTTCCTATAGTTTATAAGCATCTGTTAAAGGCTAATTATTATTTCTACCTAAGCTTAGTAATTTTCTTCTTTCTTCTGTTAAATCATCATACTTTTGCTGATCTTCTCCCATATTAGCTCTTTCTAGACTCTGAAGTAGATTAGTAAATTCTTCAGTATACTAATAGCTAATATTACGCTGCATCCATTTATTGAATAAATCTTCTGACAATTCCTATTTCTTTTGATCTATTATATTCTATATTTCTTCTTGAGAATACTTAGTTGATTTAATCTTGCCTTGACCAATAGTTTCATAAAACTTCTGCAAGTCTTCTGCTATTTCCTTATCTTCTCCAGTCTTAAGTTCTCCATTTTGATAATAATCATTAGCCAAGTTTCTTTTTACTGAGTAAAGACTATCTAACTATAACCATTGTTTATTTGTAAGGCGTTCTAAATGTGGTCCAGTTTCGTCAGTAACATCTTCAATCAAAGTATTTATTTCAGTGTTAATCTACTTTAGACGTAATCTAGTATTTGGATGCAATTCATTATATGCTCTATAATACTCTGGTTTAAATTTACGTTCACAATGCTACTCTAACCACTCTTCTTTTTCTTTAAGATAGTTATAATAGTCTTCTAATTCTAAAGCTGCATAGTTATTGTCTACTACTCCATACTTTGAATCTAGATCTGATAAGAATTTCTTCATATCCTATCTAAATTGTCCATAATTTCTATCTCTAACTAAGTATCCAGTAGTATTGCCATTAATATCTTTTTCAAAGTAAAGTAAGCAATCCTTTCTATCAATTTTATTGAACTCTCTTATCAACGTTTGAGCTTTATTATTAGCAAATCTACCCACTTCATTATTGATATCTGTCATAAGTCTATGAGCTAATCTGATAGCTAAATCATCTACAGACTTAGTACTCTATAATATTACACGTAGGTAATTAATATCAGAATTAGAATTATTAAGTCTATCATTAATATAAGATTCTACATCTTCACTAGGTACTTTATACGCTTCTGAATACTACTTAATTAAAGTTTCTACTTTACTTTTTAAAATACTATCGTACTTACCAGATATTTCTAAGTAAGCTCTATAAATTAGGTTTAATCTAGTATTTAACTAATTGTGTGTATCTTTATCTAGATCGTTAAAATATCCTTGTAGATTTAATCTCTTGTTGATTTCATTAATCATAGGACCATAGAAATCTAGAAAGTCATTCTAGAACTAAAGCAAACGTTCATTACTGATTAAATCAGGATTCATATATGCATTTCTAATACGCTTTACTACTGGTTTAAATGCTACTGAAGATTCTTTAATAAAGTCAATTAATACTTGTACATCTTCACCTTTCTAAAGCATATCATGATACATATCAATCTGCTGCTGTAGTTTAGCTAATTGTAATGGTGGATAGTTTTGAGTTCTTAAAGATCTATAGCGACCATTTAAACCACTCATAATCTTATCTAGTATCTTTTTGCTATCTTTAGATAACTTATTCAGTTCTGGATCACTATCTTCCATATAGAATATACCATCTCCAAGTCTGTTTATATCTGGGTTACTATTTCTATCTTCAATAATATCTGATATTTCATTGATAAGTTTTACAGAAGTGTACCCTTCTATTTTATTGGCTAATTTATTCAATCTTAACGCTTTAACTATGTTAGATAAGAATTTACGCCATATAGACATATCATGTTTACCCACTAAATCTCTAAAAGCAGTATTAGACATTATTTCAGATATGAATTCTTTGGGTGATTTTAATCCATAATAAAGTCCTTTACGAGGATATTCTTTCTAAGGGAATTTATTGATAAGCTTATTGTAAATACTATCTACATTGGATCTAAAAGTACTATTATTATCATATTCTGATACAGTATAAGCATGAATTAGCTCATGATTGAAATGTTTAGTAATATCTTCTGGAGATTCTCTATTAAAAGTTTTATCTAATACTTCTATTGTATTTATATTAGCATTATAAGCCATAGCTCCACCTAATTCACTCACTAGCTTTACTTTTATATTCTTTAGAAAGTCTGGTGAGAACTACTATACTAAATCTTTTGAGAATTGATTTTGATAATATAACTCACTATTAATCATATTAGACATAGTATCATTAGCATTTGTTTCAGTAAACTATTGAGGAAACATAGCAGCTTTCATATCAGTACGCTATTCTACTTCCTAAGGTACATAATGCTAAATCATAGCCTTAATAGCTAATTCCCGGTTGCCATTAAACTGTTTTAGATACTACAGAAATACAGTAGACTAAGCTCCATCAGGAGCCTAGTCAATTGCATAACCATTATTTTCAGATACTATATAATATGCAGCATCTTCGCTGCCTAGCACAGTAGCTAATTCATCTACTGCTGCTTTAACTTCTTTATTTTTTAAATTCAAACACTGCATAATTATTATCCATTACATTCGTTCTTTCTTTGTTTACCTAATTCTGCTAAGTTAGCAACGCTCTAATTAAAGTTTATATCAAGTTGTTTTGGCAGATTCATAAAATTATTTACATTTAATTTAGTAAATGGTTTGGTTACTACTACTTTAACAGATTTGTTTCCACGATAGTATTCTATTATATCACCTACTTTAACCTTACTCCAATAATCCATATGACCATCAGAACTATATCTAGTTGTAGCAGTTCTCTCACCATTCATTATAGCTTCTATAGTAGAAGTAGATTTAATATCTGATCTTTTATTGTCATTGTAATCGAAATTCATCTAACCTCTAAAGTCAGCTTTTACATTTTGATCTTCTGCTAATTTAAATTCTACTTGATAAGCGTCATTATTTTTCAACATTTTAGGTAATACATTAGATTTAAAATATTCTTCGCTCCACCCTTCTTTCTTAGACCATTCTTCTATATGTTGTTGCTATTTATCTGTATTAGCTGCATTTGTAGGTGCTTCTTCTACAGTAGTTTCTTTAGGAAAAGTTACTCTATATACATCTTCAATAGCCTATCTGCCATATTCGTTTATTTCTCTAGTTCCGATACCAGCAAAATTGTTAGTGAGTGCAGGAGTATCTGATTTAGACCACTTTCCGTCTATATTTTTATACCACTATAATCTCTTCTGATCAAATACGTATACAGGTTTTCCAGCCTATATAGCCATTTCTACAGCATAACCTGTACCTCCTGTAACAGCTACATGAGATGCCAACCTAGTATCATTTTTTTTATTCGGGAATAGCTTCTATCCTTTATTGACCATATTGCCTATAGCAAATACAGCATCTGAATATTTAACCTATGCCCAGTTTCTAATTAATCTAGGATCTTTCATAGTAGAGTATTGGTATCCGTAATTGGCTTTGGCAGCTTGTGCTACTTTATATCTACCCTCTTCATAATCTTCATTGCTAATTTCAGTATTACCAGCAGGAGCGTTATATTGAGAAGTTTCTCCAGTGTAGTAATGTTTTGATATTACTCCATATTTTTCACCTATTTCTCCCCATACACTATCTGAACCCTAAGCGCCACCTGAATGATTAATATAGGTAGATGAAACATTTTTAGCAGGAATATTCTCATTATTTATATGATTATTTAATTCTATTAATTTACTCCTTAAATATTCATATAATTTAGGAGTACGCTGTTTACTAATATTAGCTATTTTACTATTAAAGAAGCCATCTCCACTTGGAATAGTAATATTATCGAAGTCTCCGCTATCCCATAAGAATTTTATATCTTCTATTTCATCATCAATAGTTTCTTTAAATATAGCAAAATCATTATCAGTCCATCTGGCTTGATTAACAGACATATTAGGATGTTTTCTATAGAAATACTTCATAGTACTTATAGGCGCAGCATTATTTAATCCTCTTAATACAGCAGTTGTAGGATTATTTTCAGATCCAAATCCACCATTACCGTATTTAGTTTTGTACCAACCATCAGATATTACTTTACCACCAGAAGTTCTATCTGTATTATCAGTGAATATGTACAATGTTCTAGGATTATTGATAGCTTCTTGTCTGTTATATCTACTAATACTTCTGCTAATCTTATTTTTATTATCAGACTGTACTTCTGTATTTTCTACGACTACTGGATTATTCAATTTATTATCTGTCACAATGTATACATTTTCTCTAGCTCTAGATACAGCTACATACTTAAGCTATTGTTGAGTATCAGTGTCAAACTTAGCACCAGTAATAGTATCATAATATATCATAACTTTGTCATATGTACCACCCTATGACTTATGAATAGTGTGTGCATACCCATAGTCTATAGACTTCCTAATCTTAAGTCTACCATTTTCCTGATAATCTTTCATAGTTATAGTATTCAACTTAATATCAGATAAAGCCTTTTGAGCAATGCGTACAGTATCAAAATCTCTAGACATAAATGCTTTAGATATCATCTTATTAATGCTTTCCATTTCATTAGCTATAGCTTTTAAATTCTAAGTACTAGTATTGTTATCTAACACAAATACCTTATCTGATACCGTTTCATTATCCATAGCATTAACTAATGTTACTTCGTATCCTTCTACTTCTGCTATTACACTACCGTTAATAACAGATACAATCTATTTATTTATCTTATTACTAACACTAGCTACTTTATAGTCTATACTATTGCGTATTATTTCAGCTTGCGCTTCTCCATCGTTCATAGTAACATTATCATATCCCATAAGTAAATCACCTACTTCAATTTGATTAGGATTATCTCCATACAATTGTTTTCTGATCATGTCGTTTACTGTAGGTATCATAGCATTAGTAGCACTAAGTATTCTAAAGTTAAAAGGATTAGTTTTATATTCATTAGAACTAACTATATCTTTGATAATCTAGTTTGGTTGTTCACCATCGTGCATATACTCAACTCCAAATCCATTTACTAGTTTAGTAGTAAAGGATAACGATTTACCATTTCTTAGATTAGTAGCTTCTTCTAGAATAGGATTATCACCAGTTCTTTCTACTTTAGTAAGTTCTACATTAGTAGCTTTATTCTAAAATACAGGAGATATCGCATTATCTGATACTGGTGATAATTGAGCAGGGTCTCCTATGTATATTACTTGAATATTATTTTCTTTTTTGAAATCTTCAACAAAGTTATACAAACCTTTACTAACCATTGAGGCTTCATCAATTATAAGTAATTGACCAGGTTTAATTTTAGGTTTACGTATTTGTTCTGTTTTTAATTTCTTAAGATCATAATTGCCACTATCTAAATCAACGATAGGAGATAAGCCAAATGCAGAATGTAAAGTAATAACCTAAGATTCTGGATTATTCATTTTAGTAACTGCATTAGCTCTGTGAGTAGGTGCACTGAATAGTGGCTCTATTCCTATACTGTTTAAATATTTATTGAATATACTAATAATACTAGTTTTACCAGTACCAGCATATCCAGATAATGTCACGCTATTATCATACTTGTTAGGATTGTTAATAAAATCTTCTAATACTAATAACGCATGTTCTTGTTGTTGATTTAATTTAAACGGAGTATTTACAACCTTACCGTTTCTAAATGTAATATGATCTCCAATAATATTAACAGTAGAAGGTTTATATTCAACAGTTTCTAAGGCAATAGAAGTAGGAGCAGTAGATGCATGATTCCTAGTTGGAGCACTCTGTAATTCTTCTATACTGGTGTTCAATGCTACTGTAACAGGTTTATAATCACGTACTAATTCTATATTGTTGATAATATTAATCCACTTAGATCTATTCATTTTGTTACCTAAGTTAATGATATTTTTGATATCATTAACACTAAATGCTGATTTAGCATCTAATGCTCCATCAATATTATTAAACTCAAACATAGAATTAGAATAATTATCATATTCTTTTACAACTCTACCTTCTTGATTTAAACCTTTCTTATTAGTCATTACATATACAGGTCGTTCTTGATCTTTATCGTCGAATATATTTCCAATATATTTATATAAAATAGTGTTAGCTGGATTGTTATCATATGCTAATTTTACTTTTACATATGGAGTATACACATTCTGTTTAGACTCATTTCTACCAACTGGTCTATAATTAGGTATCATCATTACTGGATACCTACTTCCACTATGGTTTTTATTTTCACTGAACAACACAGGGAATTGTAATTGATCTTCTACTTTATCTGTTTCAGAACTAAATACCTTTTTATATAATTGAACAGGTTTAACAATTTTATTATTTGTCCAGTTATTTAAGAAGAAGTTATCAAAATCTAAATCAGTAACATTAAATCTTTCTGTAATACTTCTCATATAATCTGCGTAGCCAGTACTTTGTATAGCACTTATTGGTAATAAGTTAAATATACCATTCTTAGTAAAGTTACCAGCAGTAGTAGCTAATTGATATCTTATTAAATCTTGAGCAAATTGCTTTATTTCAGGATAATCTGATTCTAATAATTCTTCCCAATATTGATTAAGATTCTGCTTCAAATACTTATCGTCATCTGATATTCTATTCTTTATAATAATATCTGGAGCATTATATTTATCAGTACTCATTTTAGTTAAAGTACCAAGGTAGTTAAGTAATTGATTACCTATTTTACCATCCTATGTAAGCATTTCTGGATACTTACCTGCTAGTATATCTGCTTTGATTTTTGATAATCTTTTAGCCATAGTATCTGTACCATAAAACATATCATACAAATCTATACCTTCTTGATTTAAGAAAGAATATCTTAGTGATCCTTCCAGTTCATTAGAGATAGTTTTGTTTAGAGATTCATCATTGGTATCTATTCTATTTATCATAGTAAGTACTTGGCTTATAGCAGATTTAAAATCTCTCTTCCCTCTAATCATTATATTACTAAACATATCAGAAGGACCAACGATACCGTTGTTAATCTTAGTCATTAAGAATGTACTATTCAAATAGTTTAGTATATCATCCTTATTAAATAATATAGAATTAGCTATAAGACTTTTTAATCTGTATAAAAATCTATCTTGTTCAATAAAATTCCCACCAAATCGTTTAGTATCGACCTAAGACAACTAAACTAATTTAGACATATCTTGTGCTAAATCATTAAGTTGAACAAATAACTCTGATATAAGTATCTGATTCTTATAATAATTATAAGCTTCTTCATTAGTAAGATTATCTTTCTGACTTAGTTGCAATTGCTGTATTAAGAAATCTCTATCTGTAATATCAGTAGCAAAATCTTCAATGGAGTATAAACCAATAGATCTACCTTCACCATCTAATTTTTGCATTACAATATCTCCAGTTTTACTCATTTCAAGATCCAACTTCTTTATACCTAATTCTGTAGCAGCTTTCTTATATTTGTCATAGTATGATTTGCGTATAGTAGTAATTTCATCTTTTACTATAGCTGTCTTACTTTTGCTATCATCTACTCCATATATACCAGATGCTCTATCATATGCACTAGCCATATCTTTAAGTATTTGCTGTGGTAAGAAATAGAATGTATCTTTACCATAGCCAACTCTAAGTAAGAAATTACATATATTATATGTATATTGTCTTACATTAAGTCTAATAACATACGGATCTTTAGCAACGTCCACATGAGCATTAATCATAGCAGATATCCAATCTAATATACGCAATCCTTCTTCTTGGATCTTTATAGGATTACCTTGTTCATCTAATAGTATATTACCTTTTTCATCTCTTTGATATACTATTTCATTTCTACTCTTAATACCATCAAGTCCAACGAAACCTAATCTTTGTAATAAAGATATGTCTGAGAACTTAAGATTAGCCAACTGAGTTAATACATGATTTTTATTATTAAGAGCAAACGGACCAATACCAGTCTTACCACCAGAATATTCGTACTTTTTATTCATTTGATAAGTAGGAGATAGCTCTCTAAATGGTATTCTATCGCCTAATTTACCTTGCCCATCTACAATAGGAAGAATCTCTTCTTTAATTATTCCAGTTACTTTATCAAGAGGTAATCTAGTTTCATCTACATTTTTCTTATCAGTAAGTACTGCTAGATATGTATCAAGTAACAAGTTTTCATTAGCCTCTCTACTATTAGCCGCATATACATTTGTAGGACTACCTATACTTTCTAGCCATCTGTTATACAAAGTATAAGTAGCGGAATAGCCTCTAACTGATTCTTCTAATTCTCCACCTTGTTCTTCTGTGTATCTTCTTCTTAAATATGCTTCAAATGTTTCATTACTCTTCTGTTTCTTAAATTCTATTTTATTTCCTTCTTTATCAAAGTTATATCTTGCTATATACAACTTATCAATATCGAAGTCAGAACCAGTTTGAGTAGTAAATTCATCTGGTAATATAATAGTATCACCTACTACAGAAGGAAGTACATCAACAATTCTAAGTCCAGCAATAGAAGATAGACCTTGTGTAGGAATACGATAACCCATAGCCATAGGACCTGCCTCTTGACCAATAATATTATGCTTTATCAACCAATCTCTAGCTTCTACAAAACTTTTATTTTTATAATCTGGAATTATATGAGAGAATAAATTAATAGAAATGATAGAATCCATACTACCATCTTTGTTTATGTTAAGTAGAGGTTTACCGTTATTAATAGCTCTACTACCTACAGCCT